AGCGCGCAACGATTGGGTACTCACTACCGAGCCCGAGCTTGTCTTCTGCACCGACATCGTTGCGCGCTGGGAAAGGCTGCACGAGGACCAGCCCAACGATGTGATCTCCACCGGCGGGGTTCACTTTGCACCTGAGGGTTGGGTGCCGTCGGATAATCCCGAGTTTCTTGGTCTAGATACTGAGTACCCCGACTCGTGGCAGGACGCGCGCGGCTGGGTTGCTCCGCACGCTGCCCTCTGGAATAAGGAGTGGCTGGGCGAGGTACGAGGCTGGGACGAGACCTTCCCTGGATCGTGGGGCTGGGATGACACTGACCTGCTGACCCGGCTTCGGATGATCGGGCACGGACAGTTCATCGACCTCGGGGCCGAGGCGATCCACCTGTTCCATCCATTGGGCGGGGACGAACATTCGTGCAACGAGGCTCACTTCCTCGCCAAGGATTTTCACACCGGCGGGGTTCGCGACATCGTTGCCAACCGTGAGCACGAATGGGGCATGCTTAAGGTGAAAGGACAGAACGAGTGAAACACAGCGACCAGCTCAAAGAGGAGGTCAAGACGTGGTGCATCGCTGACCCCGTTAAGCGCGAAGAGAAGATGCTCCGCGAGCGAATTCGCCACCCCCAGCTCATCAAGGACCTGCTGCTCGACAAGCTGCCGACGGCGGGCATGAAGATCATCGAGGTCGGCGGCGGACCCGAGCCGATCAGTGACCTGCTTCCATTCAAACTCCGCATCGTTGTCGATCCCTGCGCCGACGAGTACGCGAAGTACTTCCCGACCCCCCACCACATCAACGAGCCGGCCGAGGACATGGGCGACTCCGACTGGCACGGTGAGTTTGACCTGATCATCTGCACCAACGCTCTCGATCACGTCCGGGATACGTCGATGGTCCTGAGCCGCATCTATCGCTGCCTCAAGCCGGGCGGTTACTTCGCTGTGATGTGCGCGGAAAACAACGCGATCACCAATCCCCATCCTTGTCACGTCATCAACCTGACCCCGGCGGATCTGCATCGCTCCTGTGACCAATGGGCCGAGACCGTCTGGGAGCTGAACTACGAGAAGGACGACTATCGCTATGGATGGGCGGAACAGCCCGACGGTCGGTGTGGTCAGCCGGCCTTCGCGATCCTGTTCCGCAAGGCCGTCGGGTATGAGTGAGCTGGACATTAAGAAGGACGTGTGCATGGTGGGGCTCGACACGTCGGCGCCCTGCTACTACCGCGTGATGATGCCCGCAATGCGGTTGAAGTGTGACTGGGTGGGCATCCAGGGTTACCCGCCGAAGCTCCACTGGACCACCGGTGACGTAGGTGGTGACTCGAAACTCCCCGACTTCATCGACGACTACAAGATCGTGGTGCTTCAGCAGCCCGCCGGCGAGAGTTGGGAGAAGATGATCACGGCCTTGCAGGAGCACGGCAAGAAGGTCGTCTTCGAGATCGACGACTACCTGCACGACATCAAGAAGCGCGAGGACCACGGCTTCCAGCAGTCCTACGATGCCCGTGCCCTCGTTCTCTATGAGCGCTGCATGCGGATGTGCGATGCAGTGATCTGCTCGACCGACTTCATTGCACGGAAGTACAAGAAATTCAACGAGAACATATACGTGTGTCGCAACGGGATTGATCTGAACCGTTACAAACTTACGCGGCCAGCCAGGGACACCATCAACATCGGGTGGGCTGGCGCCACTGGTCACCAGAAGGCGATCATGCCGTGGCTCAACCAGATTTATGCCTTGATGAACAGCCATGAGGAGCTGTGCTTTATCTCGATTGGAGCCCCCATGGCGGAAGCCCTCTCGCCCACCTATGGTGAGGAGCGAGCGATCAAGATCCCGTGGACGGCGATCGAGCAGTACCCCGCGGCGATGACCATGTTCGACATCGCTCTTGCGCCGGCGGGCTCCGGTGGTTGGTACAGGGGCAAGTCGGACCTCCGCTGGCTGGAGGCTGCCGCACTCGGCATTCCGATCATCGCGAACCCGAAGGTCTACCCCGAAATCGAGCACGGGGTAACTGGCTTCCACGCCGTCGGACCGCACGAAATGGTCGAATCTCTCATGGGTCTGATCGGAGACAAAACGTTGCGGGAAACCGTGGGGCAGCAGGCGAAAGAGTACGTGGAAGAGCACCGCTCGATGGACTTGATGACGGAGCAGTGGGCAGATGCCTTCAGGGCCATCGCCGGCTGAAGTCACCGCAGAGATCGCGCGGGTGCTGAACCTCTACAGGTTCCACTACGGCGATGAGTATGCGCTCCAAGATGGTGTCGAGGAGGCGCTGAAGAACGCTGGCGTCGAGTACACGCGGGAGGCGCAGATCAGCTCCGGCCGGATCGACTTCTTGGTCCACGCTCTCTTCGAGATTGGGATCGAGATCAAGGTGGACGGGGCGCCCTCGAAGGTGAGGCGTCAGTTCTATCGCTACCTCGACGACGGCGCGATCGAGGGGCTAGTAGTGGTCACGAGCCGCCGCCGGCACCGTCAGTTCGCAGGCACGCACATGACCGGCAAGAGTATCGAGATCGTCTGGTTGGGCGACGGTGCCACCTAAGACGTTCGGAAAGGTCGAGCGGTACGGAGCGGACTGGCACGTAAGCGCCAGCCCCGACGTGATGATGAAGCTCAAGCGCTGGTTCCCGCGGGTCCAGGCGAACCGTAAGGGCGCGCTCGTGGTGCGGGCGACACCGGAAGTGAGCCGGGACATCGAATGGATTCTCGATCGCTACCCGATGGAGATGGAACCGACGGTCAAGACTCTGCTCCACAAGGAGTCGGAGGAGGACCGAACCCTTGAAGTTGACGCCCTCGACATCCTCAGCGGGGGTGAACTGAAGCGGGAGCTGAAATGGCAGGTACCCGAAGCCCGGGACTACCAGCTCACCGCGGCCGACCTCGCCCTGCGCACCGGCCGACTGCTGATCGCAGATGACCTCGGGCTCGGGAAGACGCTCACCTGCCTCCTGACCCTTAGGGACGCTGGGCTCCTTCCGGCGCTGATCGTCTGCCAGACCCACCTTACCCAGCAATGGGCAGACCAGATCGCTCAGTTCATGCCCTGGCTGACGACACACATCGCGAAAAAAGGTTCGCCCTACAAACTCGCGAAATACCACGATGGCAAGCGTCCGGACGTACTGATCATGAACTACGCGAAACTCGCTGGCTGGGCGCCGGCGCTTCGCGGCAAGGTGAAAGCTGTGATCTGCGACGAGGCCCAGGAATTGCGGCGCGAGGGCTCACAGAAGTACGAAGCGGCAGGAATGATCTGCGATGCCGCAGAAGTTGTCGTCTTCGCTACCGCCACGCCGATCTACAACTACGGCGATGAGGTCTTCAACGTCATGGACTGCCTGAAAGCTGGCTGCCTGGGAAGCCGCGAGGAGTTTATCCGCGAGTGGGGCAAGCACATGGGCAATGGCCACATCGGAGTCAAGGACCCCGTGGCCTTACGTGAACACCTGATCAACCAGCACCTGATGATCCAGCGGACCCGTAAAGAACTCGGCCGAGAGCTGCCCGAGACGACCGTGACGCACTACTCGATCGAGTCCGACGACTCGGAGTTCGAGCGACTGATGGAAGGTGAGGAGAGAAATGCTGACCTCCTCGTGTCGCGTGAAGCTTCCAAGGAAGAATTGTTCACGCTTAGTGGAGAGTTCGAATGGAAGCTCAGACGTGCGACCGGCGTGGCAAAGGCTCCCTTCGTGGCGGAGTTTGCAAAGACGGTACTCGAATCACAGAAGCAAGTCGTACTTTTTGGATGGCATCACGATGTGTATGACGTGTGGAGAGAGAAGCTGAAAGAGTTCAATCCGGTCTTCTACACAGGACAAGAGTCCCCTGCAAAGAAGCTGTTTGCGAAGCAGCAATTCCTCGACGGTGAGGCACGTGTCTTCTGTATGTCGCTTCGCGCCGGCGCCGGGCTCGATGGCCTCCAGGCGGTCAGCAACGTGGCGATCTTCGGCGAGCTGGACTGGTCGCCAACGATGCACGAACAGTGCGTAGGGCGCCTTCGACGGGACGGTATGCATGACCCGGTGCTCGCCTACTTCATGGTGTCGGAGAACGGATCGGACCCGATGATCGCGGACACGCTCAACCTAAAGCGCACCCAGTCGGAGCCGTTCATGGACCCGAACTCGAAGCTGCTCACGGTGAAGACGATCGAGGGCAGCAAAGGCCAGCGACTAGCGGAAGACTTCCTGAAGCGCAAATAAGCCGTCCGAGCGTGCGCTACTATGGCGGAGCTGAGTAACGGGCCTTCACCCGGAGCCGCCTCCAACAGGGCAGCTCGGGGCGAAGGCCCTTTGTCGTACATGGACGCGAAGAAACCACACCAGGACATTTACCACTACGAGGGACTAGTGCGCAAAACTGCGGCACGCCTCGTAAAGGATGTCGAGGATGACTTCGACGAGATATGTCAGTTCCTCCGAGAGAAGGTGTGGAAAGGACTGGCATCTTTCAACAGCAAAAAAGTCAAAACGACTTCGAAATACACGCCGGCAGAGCAATGCGAACGCTACGTATTCTCATGTGTCGCTAACGGTGTGAAGGATGTGGTAAAGAAGAAACGTCGCAACCTGCTGTTCATTGAGGACATCGCCCGCGCCGACGAAGGCGAGGTCCTCGTGGACAGCTTCTTCGATCGCTATCTCAGCGTCGAGGATGCCTACCCCTCCTTCACTGAGGTCCCGTTGATCCCCTCCACTCTCAGTAACGTCGAGCGCCGAGTGGTTCTGTTCTACTACTCCGGTTACACCACGGCAGAGATCGCCGCCGAGACGGCGCTGCCGACCAACGAAGTCCTCAGGGCCGCGGCCAAGGTTCGGGAAAAGATGGCCGACTGGAACCCGATCGACGCCGGCGTGCCGATGCCTCTCCCAGCCGCCGCTTAGGCTGGGATCTCGACGTTGACGTTGAGCGCCACCGGTTTCCGGCTGTCCTTCGCCAGGAGCGGCCCGCACTGCTGACCGGCCTTGCACATGGCCTCTTCCAGCGTGTCGGCCGACACGATCCTCCAGGTGGGGCCTGGGCGCGCGGTGAGGCCACCGTCGGCCTCGTAGAGCGGGACGACTTTGACCTTGAATTTGCTCATTGTTCCTCCTCGAACATCGCGTTGACGATTGGCTCCCAGCGACCGCCCTTGCGGAGCTGGACCTGGAGCACCGAGCCACGGTCCTCTCGAATCTGACGCCGGCGCACGCGGATCTCGCGCTCGCCTCCGGGCTTCGTTGGGTCCCTGACTACAAGCCCGCCAGGATGTCGATTGATGACGATCCCGACGTGCTCGATCCCGTTAGATGACAGTCGAAAACGCGCCTCCGAATGAGCCCTGGAGAAGTCGATGACCGCCCTTTCTTCGTTACTGCGTTCGAGAAGCTCGGAGACCATGGCTTCGAGGGCTGCCTTGCGGGTCTCGTAGGGGCCGTGGCCGTAGCGATCGAAGCCAAAGCCGGAGTCGAGCGAATAGCCGCTGCGTTTCGGTCCCTCTTCCATTCGCCAGCACTTCACGCTCTTGTGGTACTTGGCGATGCGAGAGCCACGATGGGTGGGAGGGCTGTAGGTATAAGTGGACTTATAGACCCGTCCTATTTGGGCGCCTCCCTCAGTACTGACCTCCCAGTTGTCCTCACCGTCGGGGCGAAGCTCCAGGGTCCAGTCCCTGCCTTGTGCGCGGATTCTCGTAATCACAGAAGTGTCTCCTGTTCATGGGTGAGCGTGTACAGCTTGCGCAAACCTTTGATCGTGATGCGATCTTTCTTAAAGTGCGGTTTATTCCCGTGAATGTAATAACGCTCGACGATCACGCGATCTTCCACGACCTTGATGACACGGATCTGCCCGTTGCTCTTTAGCCGTTCAGGGTCCTTGGCCACCCAGTGCTGGCCCGGCTTGATTACACCGTCGCTCATGGCCAGCGCCTCTTCACTCGGCCGACGCCTGTCACGGGGTTCTGAACCTCCAGCGTCCACTCGGTGGTGGGCGACTCTGAGCGCCCGTCGAACCAGTACATCGTGGTCCGTCTGATCTTCATTCCGAACATGCCAGCCGGCGGCGGAAAGTTGGGCTCGCCGCCGAGTGCTTCGATGATCACCTGCCCCGGACCTATATCTATCTCCTGTCCATCGACAGTGCGAATGACGGTCACTTGCCCTGCACCGGGACGTAGCTCAGGAACGCCTCTGCCTCGCGCGAATAGATCGCTCGACCGATGTGCGTCTTCGCCTGGTTGATGGTCTTCATGGTCACTCGACCCGGGAGGGAGCCGATGTCAGCGTAGAGACCAGACTCAGGCATGGCGCCTTCGAGTTCGTTCTCGCCGCTGCCGCCGTGAATGACGGTGAGGATGAACACGTACTTGTAATTCTTAAGCGGAGTCATGCAACCTGGGCCTCGAATTTCTCCTCGTATTTCTCTACCTGCCGCTGTATATCTGTGCGGACAAGTTGCGTGTAACGCTTGGTCTCTTCAAGCGATGCGTGTCCTAGAAGTTTCGACACGACCTCGATACTCATACCGGCGCGGAGCCATGTTGTCGCGCAGGTGTGGCGGAGACGGTGAAGTTGCCAGCTCCCCTTGAGATCGGTCATGTAAAGGGCGAAGCGTCGATCGCTCATCGGCCGCAGCCATACGCCCTCGGGGCCGATACGGGTAAGCGAGAGCCACGGCTGGTCGTGGTTGGGCTTCAGCTCGGAGCGGAACTCGATCCAGTTCCTGACCGCGCCTTTCGCGGCGGTGGTGAAGGGCACTTCCCGGAATTTGTCGCCCTTGCCTTCGCGCACCACGAGGTATGCATTGTCGTAGTGCATGTCGTCGAGGGCGATCTCGAAAATCTCATGCCGGCGGAGTCCACAGTCGAGGGCGATGCGGATGACTGCGGTGAGCTGAAGACGCTGGGCATGGTGTTCAACCCGCTTGTAGTGCGACGTGCCGCGGCGCCACCGTTCGAGGAAGCGCCCATCGTCCAACGGATAGGTCTCGGCCAGCACCGGCCACAGTTCCTTGATTTCCTTCTCGGAGTATGGCCGCGGCAGAGCCTCTTTCATCTTGGGGAACTTCGCTCGCTTGATCTTCATCAGGTCCTCAGCCGAGTAGAGCCCGTTCTCGAAGGCCCAGCCGAAGAAGGGTCGCACCAACATCCCGTACTTGCGCACCGTGGATGCCTCAAGCCCACCAGAGCGGAGGCTGCTCAGCCAGCGACGGTAGTGCTCGGGGGTGCAATCGACCGGGTTTCGCTCGCCGGCGAACTCGCACAGGGAGGTCAGCGCCCGCTCCTGGTCGCGGCGCCGAGCTTTAGTCAGGGTGTTGTAGCCCTGGTACTCATCGGCAAAGCGGTCGAGCACGTTACTCATCGTCGATCTCCTCGTCTTCCTCGTCGTCGCGCTCGGGCTCGGCGGTGGAAATGATGTAGTGGCTAATACTCTCGTCAACCGAGACGCCAGCGGCCTGGGCTGCGGCCCGGACCGTCATGCCCTCAAGGTCTACGTCCCTGTCGATGAGATCGGCCAGGAATTTGAGGCTCAGGTCTTCGGGCAGTTCGGGGTCCTTGAGCGTTTTGCGATGTCCCTCCCAGAGGGTCTCGTCGGCGTACTCCTCCATGAAGTCCCGGAACATCTGTTTCTCGGCGTCCTGAAGGATCTGGTCCTCCACACTGTTGCTTGCGAGGTAGAAGACATGGGATAACTCCTGTCCCGCTTCCTCCATCTCTTCCGCCCGTTCGTAGCGTTTCTCCTGCTTGGCGATGGCCTCGGGGTTGGTGTAGAGGACCTCTCGGCTCTCGCCATACCTCGACCGGCCCTCGGCTTCCCACGGGCGGTTGCCGATGTAGTGGTGGGTCCGTTCGAAGCCACTCCTCTCTTTGACGACCGGCTTGCCTTGTTCACGACTCCATCTGTGGTCAATGCATCCCCACCTACGTTCAACGCGATCATGGTCAACACTGGGATGGCGGGGTACCGTGATCGGGTCAATGCTCCAGACCTCGAAGAGTTCCTGGCGAGCGAAGTAGGTCACAGCGATGCAGTCCTCGGTAATGAGCGACTTGCCGATCTCTTCTTTCTCGGGGTCAGTCAGGTAGTCACTGAGCGAAGCACCACGCAGCCACGCCTTCCACCGAGCAGAGGAGTAGAAGATTCGCCAGCTCAGTACCGTCCGTGGTGGCATCTTCCAACGCTTGACTTCCTTCTCGACGCCACGTTTTGTGTACACGATGATGCGAACAAAAACGTTCTCGTCATTCTCCGGCGTCAGCACGACGTGATAGCCATCGGGCCGGCGCCCAATCACCAGTGCGTCCCGGTGGCGTTCTTGCAGTGTCTTGAGCAGCTCCGCCGGGGTTGCCGTCTTGTCGAGCTTCTTACGCACCACGTACTGGTCAACGATCTCGGTTAGCGCCTTGCGATCGTGCTCGTCGTCGCCAACCAGGGCGCGGTGTTCACGGTTCTTGAACTTCCACCACTCGACAAGGCCAGGCACGGTGCGTCGGGCGCTTTCGATCGTCTCGCCGTGTTCGGTAACAAGCTGCGCTGCGATCAGCTCGCGGAAGGGCGCCTCGGCTTGTGCCTCTTCGCGTTTGATTTTGATCGCTGCCTTCAAGAGCGGGAACATGTAGAGGTACTCCGACCTGTCGCTGCGTGCGCGGAGGTACTCTTCCATCGTCTCGATCTCGGCGAAGTCAATGGCGATGATGAACTTATCCTTCGGGCCAATAAGGACTGAGGCTTTCCGCTTGTAGGGTTCAGACCCGTAGTAGGAATACTTCGTGTCGGTACGTTTGTACTTGACCACGAGGTCCTTGCCTGCGCGTCCGTCGATGGTCAGCGGTTCCCATGATCCCTCGGGAGCGCTGGCTGAGGATGGCCTGAGTCGAGAGTGCCCATAGCGATAGCGCCCCTCTCGGCTGAACGTGTTGGCCTTGTGCCAGATCGGACCTTCGAAGGCGCCGACGATCCGCATGCCGGGCCGTAGCTCGCTGTTGATTCGCCGGAGCCACTGCTTGAATGGCTCGCGGCCGGTGCCCAGACCCTCCTCTGCGTCCAGGATGAATTTCACCTTGCCTTCACGGTGCATCTTGGAGTCGAGAAAGTTGACGCCGAACTCAGGAAGGGGATGGAAGATTGCCGTTCGATCTACGAGCCCCTGAAGGACAAGACCCATGCGCATGTAGTGGCGCTGTTTGCTCTCCACTTCCTCTTCCGCGCGATCGTGCCTGAAGTCGCCCGGTTCAAGGACCTTGGTCTCATACTCGCCGGTGTCGAAGTTGTAGCGGCGTTCCTCGAAGAGCTGAGTGAACTCATCCGCCGGCGGGACCATATGCTCACCCACTGAGAAGTTGGTCCAGATGCGATAGAGGCACTCGCCGTTGCGGATGAGGAAGTAGGTGTGCTCGTCGAACTTGCCGGCCTCGTCGTTGGCCCACGCATGACCGTAGTCCTTAGACTCGGCGTTGCGGGGTCGGATCGCGACGACGCCCTTCTCGTCGGGGATTACCTGTTCGATGTGTCGCTCGTCTTCCATGAGCCACTCGTCGAATCGCTCGACCTCCTGGAAGTCGATGCCGTTGTTCTCGGGGTCGATCGCGCTCTCTTCGTCCATCGCGAGCACGAGCTGACGTATGTGGATCGGGGTGTCAGCGGGCGCCGGCTCGCCCTTACGCAAGGTGAGGATCTCCTCGGAGCGGCCAAGGTACAGGTTCACCGTCCAGATTCCCTCTTCGAGTCGCTCGATCATTTCTTGCAACGGCCCAATGATCTCCAGCGCCTCACTCATGCGCCGGTCTAGCTCTTCCTGCATCTGTTCAGTCAGTGCCTTGACCTCTTGGCGCTTCTTCTCGATGAGCTGCTTGCGCCGTGCCATCTCTCGCTTGAGGACAGGTGCCGCCTTGCCCACGTGGACAAGCGCCTGCGTAGTCTCACCAGTGTCGTTCAGCAGCTCCTGTGCTTCGCCGGTGGCTTTCGCAATCTCATCCTGTATGCGGTCGATCTCGGTCACTTCAACCTCAGTGCGGCATCGACCGCATCCTTCCGCCTCTTGTAGTACCCCTCGCAGAAGTCCCACTGTGACCAGTCCTCAACGTCTGCGCCTGAGAACGCTGTCAGCGTTGAGCCTAGCCAGCGCCATATCTCCCAGTGGTCAACTTCGCGGTCACCGTGGCCATCGGGCGAGGGCGCCAGTTCAGTGCAAATACGGATGCGCCAAGCCGTCTTGCCGTCGTTCGATGGCAGCAGCCAATCGCCGGCGCCGATCCTGGTCATCGCGTATTTGCGCTCTACTGCCATGGTCTAGACAAACGGAGCGATGGACCCGATCTCGACAAGGTTGCGACCCTCGACCGTGCGCTTTTGCACAGCGAAGGTGGTCTCATTGTCGAGTCGCTCGGTTAGGTCGTGGTAGATCCCGTAGGGCTTGTCGTTGTAGTCCTCGTGGGGATCGACGATGCAAACTTCCGCCTCCGGTTCCTTGAGGCACTCCAGTGCCCAGATGAGTTCACGCACGTTCATACTGAATACTCCTTTCGGCCCCCGCGAGGGCCAATAGTGACGTGTCGAGTGGCCGACCGTCGGCTCTTGGGCATCCGGGTCACTGTGACCTCGAAATCGGGCTCACCGACCGTGGTTCTGATGCCAATGCGAATAGCCCTATCGCCCGCGCGTTTGACGTTGATGATCTCCCTGGTCAGAGCGTCGAGCTGCTTGCCCTTGATGACGTTGCGGTCGATTTTGCCCGTGGGCGTCATAGTACGTTGTCCCCTTGTGGAGTTCCGATGGGTTGCATTAGGTCCATAAAGTTCAGCTCACCGTCGCCCCCGTGGTGCTCCCAGAACTCTTCCTTGGTGGCAAACACGTTGTCCCTGTCGGCCGGCCCGCATGCAACCTCGGGGTCCCGGGGTTCCTTCAAGGTGTTGGCTCGGAACGTGGCGGCGCCTTGACATTGGCGAATGTCCGGGTGCTCCCACTTACCGACCGTGCTGCCCTCCTCACTAACGATGGTCTGGTGGCAGGCGATAGCTATGTCGCTGTCGGCCGCACGCAGCCAGTCGAGTGGACCCATCGGTCCGAGCCAGCCAGCGGCAGACTTACGTCGCCATGGACAGTCGTTGCAGGGCTTGGGGCAGGCGGGCGGAAGCGGCATTAGAGGGAGTGGTTTGCCTGTCCGAAATTACGCAGACTGTCGCGTACATCGCCGGCGCCGGGCACGCGTAGCTCGACCTCATCGAGTCCGCCAAGCTCCCTGATTGCAGCCTCGGCAACGAGGAAAACGTCGTCGTCGTCGCCAGTCATGGCATCGCGAAGCTCCTCGGCCTGTTCTGCGGGTACGGAGACCTCGACACTGAACGTGGCCATCCCACCCCGAATCGTTACATCACTCATCACACAGCTCCTTTGCTCGTTGAATGCCGGCGTCGGTCAGTACGCGACCTTGCCCGATCTGTACATACCCCTTCTCGATGAGATAGGGCTCGACTCGTAGAGCGATCGCCTTTGAGTCGCGGCTCTTTCCGATACCCGTGGCGATGGTGTTGACGCTCGCGCGGTAGCTGACGCCGCCGCTCTGCGTCTCCCGCCTGCTCTTGGTGTAGAGGAAGATCAACATGTTCTGCATGTCGAGCGTAAGCCCATCGTCGGTGACGCCGTTCAGCTCGTGGAGGACCTCGCGCGCGGTGTCGGCGTCAACAACGTCGTCGCAGAGCATCCCAGCGTTCTTCACGTAGTTGTTCACCTGCCGCGGCACACCACGAGCGGCGCCGGCGAACAGCTCGGCCGCGGTCGGGACGACGACGAGCCCCAGCTTGTCACCGTTCCAGCGCGCCATGCCGGCCAACGCCGCCTCATCGTAGGGCTCAAGCCTCGGGCGAAGCGGGAAGCGCGCCAAGAACGGATCAGGCAACAGCCCCTCATCCGTGGTGGTGCCGATGATCGTGATGTCCGGGAAGTCGAGCAAGCCGTTGCCAGCCGGCATCACCCGGTCCTCCATGATCGCGTAGAGAACCTCGGGTTGAGTCGAGCCGCTGATCCCGCGGCGTTCCATGACGCCCTGCTGGTGGATCTCCTCAATTCGGAGAATGTCACCGTCTCTCATTACCTGCCGCAGTTCAAGCAGTGTGTCGCGCGAGACGGGCGCCTCGACCTCGAATACCTCGGCATCGAGTTCATGGGCGATGACGTGAGAGAACGTACTCTTGCCGGTGCCGGCAGACCCGACCAGGAGCACGTGGTCTAGCGACCGGTGACGCCGCTTGCAGGTCTCGACTACGCGGGTCATCATCGCGACCGCTTTCTCCTGCCCGATGACCTCAGCGAAGGTTTCCGGGCGCAGCACATTCTTAGAGCGCTCATCGGTTGAGACGGCGCGCGGTGCGTCGATCAGCGCCTCGCCTCCACCGTGAGTAGAGGCAAGCTCGGCTATCTCGGCGCGTAGGTTGGCGTTGGTACTGAGCGTGCTCATTCGAAGCGGCGAAGGTAGTGGGGATGATTGAACAGGAAGAACAAATGTGCACGGCAGGTCTTAGGCATCGAGACGGCGTGATAGTCCCAATCGTTGTTGAGCAGCGCGAAGACGTTGAACATAAGTAGGCACGCTGCGCCAAACTCATGCGGTGCGGCAATGCGACGAGAGACGTTGATGTAACACGGTTCAGGTTCAGCGGGCGCCGACGATTCGCCGGTTCCGGCCAGTTCGGCTTCGCTGACGATCTCAACGTCGATCGATGTACACAGCGCCGGCGCTCCCCAATTCTGCTCGGCCAGCCGATAGGCATAGCTGACCGAAGGCGAAGGGGGAGCCGCCGCCGCGGTGCCGGTGTAAAGGGCGAGAGAGAAGACGATGGGCAGGAGGATCTTGCTAGCTCGCAACACTGCCGGCCTCCTGCTCGATCTCGGCGCGCACCTTCGCGAGCCGCTCGATGTCCTCGGCGCAGCACGCTCGGTTGCGCTCGCTGTTGTAGCGGCGCGCCTTGCGAATGAGCCCGGGGCAGTTCTTTTCGACGTAGACCTCAGAGAGCGGCGGCGTCTCTTCCATGAATCGGACGGTCAACGCTGACCGCTCGGAAGCCGAGAGTTTGTCGCGGATCGCCCGCGCCTCTTGCAGCGTGCGTTTCTCAGTCCACTGTGTCATTACTTGTCGCTCCGAAGGCGAACCTTTGTGTCACAGTCATAGTAGGCGTGTGTGCCCTCATCGTCTTCGACCTCTACCGATCCTTGGACCGGTCCGTAGCCGACGCAGGTGAAGAATCTCCCGCTTCGATCTTCGAATTCGCGACCGTGCTCGATTCGGTCGAGCCTCATTACGTCGTCGTGGAAGTTGCCGTCTGCGTCCCCGGTGAACTCCTCGATCTTGACTTCACCGAAGGGCTCGGGCTCGGGGTCGCCAGCCATGCCATTGGGCGAAGAGGGTGTGTCTTCGCTACGTGGAGCGTAGGACTGTGTGTCTTCTAGTTTCTGCTTCGCGACTTCGAGATTCCCAAACCGCCAGCCCTCTGGGTCATCGTTTTCTTTGGCCTCCCTAATGGCACCGTCAATCCACGCGAGAGTTGCGCTGCGTCCGTGGGAACGCAGGTGGGCGGCGGCGTCAGAGAGTCCATTCTCTTCGAACTCATCGGCAAGTGAACCGTAGGTCGGGATGCCCATCTGCTCGGCAACCCAATCGGCCGCGGGTCCGCCGAACTGGTCCCAGAGACGGTCGGCGTCGATCTTGGTGAGGTCGAAGTCTGACGGTATGTGCTCGCGATTCACGAGCACATCCAGTAGGACGTTCAGGAAGCACCGGTCGGTGTGTCCGTCGAGCGGCGTCCGCGGATCGATCTTGTTGCCGCAGTTCGGGCATTCGACGGGCTCGCGATGTTCCTCGCCGGCCTCCAGGAGCGCGGCGTAGAACTGCTGCTTGTATCCGCCGGCGCCCTCGATGCCTTGCTCGATCTCGAACGCGAAGGCAAGGAAGCGGTCACGCAGGTCCACGTCTTCCTCGCCCGGGTCAATCAGCTCGGAGCCGGGGATATTCTCGGTGCCGGCGACGGCAAGCCATCCGCCGGAGCGGCCGGCCTGATAGATCGTCTCGAAACCGTGATCCTTCGCGAGCTGCTCGGCCCAGTGCCAGAAGTCGTGTTGCACCTGCTCGTAGATACGCTGCGTCTCAGCGTCTCCGATCTTCTTGGCCGCAGCTTGTGACGCAAGCGGGTACTGATGGATCGTGTCGTGATCCTTTACGTCAATCGCGAGAAGTCCATCCTTCTCATTGATAATGACGCCAAGGGAGCGATCATCCCAGCGGACGCGGAGATCGTGTCCCTGAAAGTAAGCGTTTGCGGAAGTGCCGAAGGTGTACTGCGTGTCCATGATTTACCTCTGCGGTCTCGTTTGTCCTGCGTTCAGAGGATATACCGCGACCGGGGAACTGTAGCGCAAGGTGGCCGGTTTTAGTCGGCGGGCCAGAAACGCGCTGCAAGCTCGGAATATCCCAGCTCGGGGAATGAACGCATCAGGCCAGCTCGTGCCTGTTCAGCGTCACAGCCGGTCTGTTCGATGACCAGCTCCGCGGTGAGGAAGTCGGTGTCCGCTTGGCGAATGCGTAGGATCGCCGCGTCTATCTCCCGTTCAGCGGAGATCAGATCGCGCGCTAGTTCAGCTCTCAGAGCCTCGTGAAGACTCATCGCCGGCGACCGCCCAAGCGTGTTCGATTCGCCATGGAATTGCAGCGCTATAAGGATCGTGTCCATGTCGCCGGGAGATATCGTCCAATTCTCCCCGGCCGCTCTACCATGCGAATCTCGCGTGATTCTGCGCATCTGCGGTTCAGCGGCATTTGTGGGCTCTGAAACCGCCATTACAAGCCACGGTTCAGGGTTTTGCGAAAGGTCGAACTAAGGTGGTGGCGTGGCCGGCGCATCTCACGCAGGGAAACCGCGACCGCCAAGCCCGCCACGGGAAGCGTTAGTGCCAATGAAACAGCGGCACTGTTGCTAATCGTGTGGGCTTGGCTTTCTATCGCGGTCATGGACACAGCACTTAGGAAGTGCGAAACGGAAACCGTCTCGCGTTTGTCGCAGGGATAACCGCGACGGGGGAACGCTTGAGACGTGCGCCGCGTTAGTACATATGTCTACAGGACTTGATATCTGCGATTACCTGCCGATAATGCATACATGGACGCAAACGCATACAAAGGAAGTCACAATGTCAAACGCACTTATTAGAGACATGGCCGCGCAGGAAGCGGCCGACCACGGTAGCCACGGTTACCATGGGGACCACGCCGGCGCCGAGCTGCTGAAGCTTTGCGCGAAAGCCGTAAGGATCGGCGCGCGCAGAGAAGAGCGGGAATTCAGCTTGCCGGCCATCTCCGCCGATGAGCGGGAGGAATACACAAATGAGCTTGCCGCGCGCTTGATTGGCGAACATGGCGGCTTGCCTGACATCGAGAGCATTGGCGCTGGCTATCTCGCCAAGCGTGCTAGCGGGCTCGTGTTGAACGATAAGAGCCGGCGCGCGATCGACACGGGAGAACCGGGAGCGGCCGAGCCGGGAGCTGATACGCGGCTTGACGGTCCATTGTCCATACCTGCCGATGTTGAAGCGGTCGCGGAGCTGCTAGGGCTTGGGGAGACTGCAACTAAGGCTCTAGCCGCTGCCATGGTGCCGGCGACACGCTCCGAATGGGCGGCGCACTTTGGGTACGCCAGTGCGGACTCGTGGCGCGTCATGGCGCGCCGTGGGCGAGCTGAGCTCGTGTCGATAGGTCCGGATGCCATCCGCGCAGCTCTGGCGCGCGTGGAAGCGGAGAAGGCGAAGCGAATTGAAGCCGAGCAGGTAGACATTCGCGCACTGATTGAGGAGGCTCGATAATGCATTACGTCGATACAATAGGCGACATTGAACATCTCAATTCCGGCATCGGTCATCATTTCTTCGACACTGACACAATGCGTTTCTTCGCGTCACGTGTCCACGAGCCGGTTATCTCTCAACGTTTCTTTATCACGTCTGAGGAGCGCGGATTTGACGATAACAAACGTGAGTCACATATCCGCATGGTGCGGAATGATGGCAGGATCGAAACGTTGCACATTGATGATGAACGTGCGACGTATGACACGCCGGCCAAGGCACGCAAAGCCCTAGAACGGGCTCTAGAAGCTGGCACTAGCGTGCGTTTTGATCTCTATGAGATGGACGCCGCGACCCTATCCGGCAGGACTGAGAGAGAGATCCTGCGTAACTTCTATTGGCGCGCGTGGGTGGGACGGCTTGGCATCGGTAGCCGGACCGATAGGACCGATGCGCGGCGCATGGCCAAGGAAGCCGGCGAACCTTGCCCAATCGGATAAACGTTTAGACCGCTTGCAAACGCGACACGAGTAGCGGAAACTAATCCCATGGACACGTTGAGACTTATCGCCATAGGAATATGCATTCTGTTGCTCGTGTCGCTTATCCACGGCGCGGTAGATCCCGGCGCCGCGCATACGGCGCGACAGAACGCAATAGAACTTACGGAATAGAAAGGCAACAATGAGCGTTGACATGGACACAAAGCTTAGGGTTTGGCAGATTCGCGCGAAGGCACTAGGCGAAGACGCCGGACGCGCTGCGGGTAGCTGGGCAGCGGACGGGAACACAGATAAAGAGTCGGCCGCGAAGGTACTCTGGATGATGCGTGGCGGAGATCCCGCTGCGGTCGATTACCTGCCGCGTCATCCCGATCTGAGCGGAGAAGACGCCGACGGACCTACGCCGCGGTCTGTGCTCGAAGACGTGGCCGATGAGTCATGGACCGATATCGAATTGCTCGCAGAGGATGAGCAAATCGGGGAATGGATGGACGCGGTATCCGATGCGTGGGAGGAAGGCGTTTCGGAGACTTTCGAGCTGAGCTGCGAGCGGGAGCTGATCGCGGTCGCTGAGCCCGATAGAGCCGCTGAGGAAGCCGAATTCCTGCGCGGCTACATGGAATGCGCGTTGTGGTCTTCCAACGATGAGAACGGGAAGCCGCTCGACGACGAATATGTAACGTCGGATGTATCCGACGATCTGAAAGTGCGCATGTCGCAGGACTGCGCCGCATTTATCCGTACCGTGAGCTGGGAGACGCTAGATCGCTTTAGTGAGGTCACCGGCCGCGATTACGCGTCCCATGGCCATGATTTCTGGCTTACGCGTAATGGCCACGGCGCCGGCTTTTGGGACCGATACCTAGAGGTCTCGACCATGCCAGACCGCAAGCGCGCCGAGAATCTTGGCGAAGCCATCAGCGTAGATGCGCGCGCTGCGGGAGAATTCAACATAAACGCCTACGATGGCAGAATCGAGCAGATGTGATGCGCGTAACCGTAGAGATCGAGACCCAAGAGCCGGATACCATTGCGGACGGCGCCGGCATGCTCGCAGCTAAGCTGCTGCGGGATGTGGCCAACAGCGCGGAAATAGGCGGCATGGTGAGCGGACCGTTGCACCTGCCGCTTACCGGCGAGAGGATCGGCCGATATAGCGTGGATGTGAGCCGGGAGCGCATATAGGTAGGGCTCATACATATGTCTACTGAGGTAGACATGCGGCGCCATAGGTGCGAATGTATACCCATGGACACAACGACACATAGGCATAAGGAAGATCAGCAAACCTTCCGCGATTTCCTTGACAATGGCAGCGTCAAGGATGAGCGCACGTCGTACGACGATGGCAGCACGCGCGAGCCTGATTGGAAAGCCGAGCCCGCAAAGCGGCGCCCATTGGCGCCGTCACCATTCACTAGGGGGACCAAATGAGCGCAGACGCCCAAACCATCTACCATCCGACGCGCCGGGCTGCTGCTGAGATCCTGGTAGACCAGTACGCGCGCGAATTCGATAGAGAGCCGGCTGTTGACGCCGCCTATGACCATCTCCGGATCGCAGAGGAAAGCAGAGGCGACACCATCGAGCGCAACGGGATCGCGGTAAGGGTCTCGGCGGATGGCTACAGCGTCCGACGCGTGGCGCCGACGACGCAAATTTCCGCCGAGGGCTAGTCGCTGCGCGGCGCCCAAACGGATAGCAGCAGGTAGAGCCCGCTAGAACGCGGGCTTTCCTGTATCTCGGCGCGCGCATAATCACATCCTCACTTCCGCCTAGTCATCCGTAGCAGCATCGGGACATGGCAAATGGCCAGCCTGACGGCTTGGCTCGTGGCACTGGGAGCGGGATTGGAGCAGCTCTAGCCGCTTGATAGATGGGATGGGAAACGGCGCTGATTTTCGGGGAAACGTGGCGGAATTCGGAAATGCGATGGCACGATCCTGTCCTACCCAGCCATTCCCGCCACGAGCCCACGCCTACGCCTATCGTCAGTCCGTATGGGACTGTACGTAGACCCCCCCGGTTTTTTCGGCACAACGGCGCCGGCTCAGATTTACCTCATCGGACCCACACGGTCGCTACGCCCCCAAGCCAGAATTCGGGTGTGTCATGTCTCCAAAACGAACAAATGCAACACCCCCTGGGGATGGGTGCGGAACCCCCACACATCCCCCTAAAAGTGATGTAAAACGACGATTCAGTCGTTATTTAAGGGTGTACTTATGCGCGCCTCCCCCCTCTGAAGAAGTTGGCGCCTTGTGAAACTGCGGCTGGGTAAGGAAGAGGCTTTTGGGCGCCGGCCCGCGGCTGTAGGCTCGGGCTGTGAAGCGATCGACGTGGGTCCTGCTGGAGAGCGTGCTGGCCGAGCTGCTGGAGCGGCGCCGGCGGCTGGAGGCCGAGACGATCGAGGTTGGCGGCGAAGTGCTGCCCGCGGAAGGCTGGATCGCAGAGGAGTGGTTCGGCAAGATCCCGCCGGTGGAGTCTCCGGAGCTGGCGAAGGCGCTGGAGGACCTCCGCGACAGCGAGGTATTCGATTGATACCCTGGCCGGCGGAGCGGCGCCGTTGACGCCAGTGGGGCTGGACCGGGGTCGGCTTATCATGAGAGCGGCCCGGGGCCATGAGACAGAGCCTCCCGATAGAAGTCCGTCGAGCAACCCGGTCTGTGGCGGACCTCTCTTCTGCGGGGACCGGGGGCATCGCTCACCATTTGCTACTCTGCGCGCGTAAACGAGACCCAGGAGGTAGAAATGAAGCACTGGTTCGCCGCAATTCTCGCCGCGCTCATCGTCGTCGTCGCCGGTTCAGCTCTCGCATCCGTCCCCGGCGGGGGGACGAATTTCGTAGCTCAAGACCCTGCCGTGACGGCGATCGCCTCTGGTCAGACCCCGGCCACCGGCGGCGGCGCGGAAGCCTGCCACTGGAAAGCCGAAGAAATGGTCTACTGCCAGGGCGAAGGAATCACCTTTACGCCGGCGAGCGATGCGACCTGCCTGGTCGGCGCCAGCATCGGGTTGGTCGGCGAGCCGATGGGCGAAAAAGCCGGGCTGCTCGACGGCGTTGAGTACGGGATCGGGCTCCACTACGAAGGCGCCGATCATCAGGTTGACCAGAATGGGCTGGCGGCGACCCCCAGCTACCAGAGCTATGCGACCATGCCCCGGACCCGATTGGTCCCCGTCGAAGCCGGCAAGGAATACTCGCTGGAGGTCTGGATTCATTCGACTGCGGCCTCCCACGGGACGGCCTACTGGTACCTGAGCTACGTCTGCTTCGGTTGATCTCTCTGCTGATCACCACGCCCGGCCGGTCGGGGCTTCTCCAACGGAGCCTCGACCGCTTGGCGGAATTGACCCTCCCTACCCAGCTAGTCGTCATCGACGACGCTTCCGAGGAAGGCGAAACCCTGGTGTGGGTCGTCGAGCAGTTTGAGGATCGGACGGGGTGCCCCAGCGTCTATGCGCGCACGGAGACCTCCAACGGCAACTGCTGCGTGCCGCGGAACCTGGGGCTCGCGCTCTGTAGCGAGCCGATGGTGGCCTTCGCGTGCCCGGAGATGTACTTCCTCACCGATGTGGTCGCGCGACTCCAGCACGCGCCGCCGGATGAGCTGACACTGGCCGGTGCGATCTACTACGGCGTGAGTGATGACGATCGCCAGCGTCCCTTCGACCTGGAGCGCTCCGGCGACGGCAAAGCCAACGCCCCGTACATCGCGGCGACAGCCCGCGAGAACCTGATCAAGATCGGCGGCTGGGATGAGCGGTTCACCGGCTGGGGCACCGACGACCTGGACCTGATGGCGCGCCTCGACGAAATCGGCGTCCACCGGGCCTGGGACATGGAGGCGGTCGCCCTGCACCAGTTCCATGGCGACGGCGGCGGGCCGGAGGAGAAGGGCCGGCAGGCGAAGGCCAACTCGGTGATCCTCGATCGCAAACCGTTTACCCATGGCGCGGCGTTCCACGTTTGCAGCGAAGAGTGCCTCGTGGGCCGGGGTGTGAAGATAGTACGAGACCCTGAGTTCTTTACACCGCAAAATGCGGCATCTCTAGCTAAGGGATAAATCCACACACTTCGTAAGTGTGTATGTTGCGCAGGCAATCGAGACCGGAGGACCAGTGTGTGGCGCTCAATCGATACGAGGACCTTGGCGAAGCGACCCCGGGTGGCGCGGGTGAATAACCCGACGGATCTGCCCGTCGTCGCCATTCGCAACTACGACGGCCAGCAGGTCGAGGCCGAGATCGTGTATCAGAAGGGCTTCGTCGAGCTGACCTTCACCGAGGAGTTCGAGGGCGAAGTGGCCCTCGCGCTGCCGGCATGACCGACATCTGGCGCGCAGTTCAGACCGACACCGGCATCGCGCAGGTGCAGAACCCGACCGACCTGCCGATCGTCGCCATTCGTGACTCGCAGGGCAAGTCAGTCGAGGCCGACATCGCCTACCACGAGGACTACGTGATCATCAACTTCGGCGGTCGGTTCGTCGGCGAGGTCGCTTTCGGGGTGGCAGCGTGAGTCAGATTCTCGTCAAGAGGCACCTGGGCAAGGTCGGTGACACGGTGAGCGTCGGCGGCGCCGTGATCCTGCCGATCGACGACTTGGAGCTGATCGGCTTCGCCGCGACCGCGACGATCGTAACTGTGGACGTTGGCAAGCAGGATGAGCTAGTCGCCAAGCTGCGGGCCGAGGGTCACGAGGTAAGGGTGGTTCCGTGAGCTTCCCAGAGGAGGCGTGGTTCGTCTCGGTCAAGGAGGATGGCTCACTAGACCGCAACTGGGGCGGCGACTGCGAGGAAGCGGGCGAAACGCCCCAGGAGCTTCTGATGGGCGACGGGACGCGGATCGTCAAGGTAATGCCGGTATCCGAGGCGCGGCAGCCCCTCGACCGTATTGCCGATGCGATTACGGCTTGCCGGGAGATCGAGAACGATCGCCACGATGAAACCGTACTCGTCGGGGACCCAACCACAAGCCAGGCTGCACAAGTGGCGGTTTCGACTGCCGAATCGATTCGACATGTACTGGAGGCTTTGTGAGCGGAATGGAGACACAGGCGCACGTCAAGTATCACGCCGCAGAAGCTCGGAGATGGGCAGAAGCGGCCGATAACGAGGCTGTGGGCTCTGGCGGTGACGCTGGTCTTGCCGGTGACACTGCCAACGGTGAGTTCTCCTGGAAGCGTGCTGGTGTGTTCGCCGGGGTCTCTCAGGCTCATGGAACCGCGGCGCTGGCGACCGTCCTGGGCGAGGGGTACATCTCGGGAGAGATGGAGATGGTCAAATTCGCCGGTCAGCAGGAGCCAGTGCCGATCGGCGCCGCGGCCGAGACGCTCGCCAAGAAGTTCTGGCAGCTCCGGATCACCGACGGGGAAAACCTGGAGCCGTGGGACGAGCTGAGCGACGAGGAACAGAAGAAAAAGCTCACCATGGCTGCCACGATGATCCAGGACACTCTTCTCCCGCTCATAAAGCCCTCTTCTACCCAGCCGGCTGTTCCGGTGGTGCCAGCGCCCGGGGTGCCCGCCCGAGGCGTGTTGACGGCCGGTCAGCGGGTCTTGGCGGTGCCGACGGGAGGCCATGTGTGGCCAGCGGTTTTGAAGACCGGCGTTGGGGCTCCCTATGAAGGTGTGGCAGGCGTGGTTGAGAGAATTGACCCCGAGAGCGACTTGATCAAGGTCCTGGTTGATCCGCAGGCTGGTGGGCAGGTTGGTCCGACCGTTCAGTTACATCGGGAGCAGCTTCGTATTCCCGCGCCGCCGCCGCCGGAACCTCCGGGCGAGCCGAGGATGTCGGGATGAGCGAGCTGAGCCTGGGCAGCAAAATCGTTATCGGCGACGACTTCGAGGCCGACCTCCGGTTGGACTTCTTCTTCTGTCCGGATCACGGCATCTTCATACCCAGCCGCTTTTCCATGGATTGGACCACCGACGAGGGGTGCCCGGCGTTGATGTCCGACGAGGAACAGTGTGGGAAGACCATGCGCTCGGTCAACTTGGCCGACTGGCAAAAAGCGACCGTGCGGATCGAGGTCAACCGGAAGACCTACGAGATTCCCACGAAAGCTGTCTCGGGGAAGGCCCTGCGCGAGCTGGCGGAGATCCCCGAGGATGAGGATCTGCTCGGTAAAGGTGAGCCCCATGAGGGCGAGCTGGGCGATGACGGGTGCTACCTGCTGCCGCCAGGCCAGCTAATCCATCCACAGGAAGGCATGGAGTTCTTCAGCGTGGCCAAAGACCGGACCCTGGTCTTCGCTGGCATCCCGATCGAGGTCGATCCGAGCTTGGCGCCGAACCGCATCCGGCTGGTGACGGGTGTGGCCGAGAAGGTCTTCAGAATCGAGGGCGAAGAGATGATCGAGGAGACACAGTGAGCGACCCAGTTCTGATCGCGCGCCTGCGTTTTCTCGCGGACGTAATGGAAGGCCCGTGCAAGGAGCACGTTGCCACCATGCCCAACGACGAGATCGACTCGACGCTGAAAATGTGTCAGGACTTCCGCGAGTCGGCCGACCAGCTCGAAGCTCAAGGCGAACTGCTGGCCCTGGTCCTCGACGAGATGGCCGCGGCGACCAACCGGGATCTTGCAGCCGACGGTGCCGTTGGTGACGAGGAGGGTGTGGTCTGGGCGAAAATTGAGAAGGCCGCTGGCGAGCTGCGCCTGCGGGTGATCGGTTCCGATGCTATGCCGGCGGGTATGACCTTTGCCTGGATAAAAGACCGAGAGAAGGAACAGGCGCGCGATGGATCAGAGTGACATCCGCATCGGGGCGATATTCGCTTCCGCAGGGGGGTGGAACAAATTCGTCAAGGTGAAAACGGTCGATCTGGAGCGCAAGCGGTTGGAATTCGCGTGGCTGGGTCGTGGTGGAGAGCGCGGTACTTACGTCGGTATGGGCTTCATCGAATTCTGCGACGGGCGCTTCGTGCAGCAGTCGGAGCGAACCGCCGAGGACTTTCGCGAGCACCTAGAGCTGAAGATGCAGGAAGCGGGCGGCTGGACTGAACCGATCGGGTTCGTTGCGCTCGCCGGACTCCACATCGCCGAGGCAATCGATGGGCTCGCAAACGCTGTTCGAGGCACCAACAAGGAGGCTCGCAAGAGTCGGGAAGGCGGTCCTGGATATGGCTCGTGATCTGAAGCCGGCTGAAGACCAAGACCGTTACGGTCACTACTCACCCCCGCGCGAGGAGGTTCGCCCCGACGGCAAGGGGTTCGGCGCCAGCTTCGCGTGGATCTACGGTGACGCGATCGGCAAAGCGCCCGACGGCCTGATCGAGAGCGCCCTCGGGAAACTCGCTGACCGAGAGAAGCTGCTGGGTGATCTGCTGGGCCGGGTCGAGCGCAAGCACGAGGCAAAGATCAAGGAGTTGAGCAAGCCGCTCGAAGAAGCGCGTCACGAGCTTCAGGCTGCGCAGATCCTGATCAACAACATGCGCGCCCCACTCGCGCCCGTCGAGTACCCGGAGAAGGCGTATGGATCGCCTCGCTGAAGAGCTTCTTGAGTCCGCGGAGCTAGTCGATCGCTGTATCTGTTGTGGCAGTGAGCGAACTCCCCGGATGCGCCGCACGATCAGTCGCGAGCTGGGCGGCGTAGCGGCGAGCGCGAAGTTCACCGTGGAGTACTGCGCCGACAGCGTGGCCTGCGGCGAGTGGCGCGCGATGGAGATAATGGACACCATGGCGGCGACCTTCCTCCAACTGGAGCTTCGCCGGCGAGGCACGAGCATCATGGATCTCGGCGTTCCCGACTCTGAATAAACCAAAAGGAAGAGGACAAAGTGCATATCAACGTGAGGCAGGAAGTGGGCGACGATGGGTCGCACACCACCTGCGTCTGGGTTGTCGGTGACGACGGCGAGACGCAGAAGACCAGTTACCTCAAGGACGGCGAACAGGTCTCGGTCGAGGTCGGCTTCACTCAGGCCAGTCAGTCGGCGTCCGTCGGCGAGGTCGAACCGTTCGGCAACGACCCGGCGCAGCCCTCCCCGCCGCCGACGGAGCCCCCGCCTGCCTAATGCAGTTCGACATGCTGTACACCCCGCTTGATCTGAGCCTCCAGATCGCATTGACGACCTGGACCGGCACCCCTGGCCACGCCAGTCACTGGCGCGTGGACAGTAAGGGTCAGGACGGGGCTGTGCGGTTGTTGCTCGGCCGGGGGGACTCCGACGTTCTCCCCGGCTTCAATCTCTTCCTGGTCCCCGGTTCGGCCGAGGACCTTACGTCCTGGGTTGCGCGTTGGCTTGGGCAGGCGAAGATGCCGGAGGTAAGATTCGAAGGCGACGGCGAAAACAAACCTTCGCATCGGATCTATAGCGATGCCCGTAACGGCGTCGGCACACACGAGGACGCGCTTGCGAGCCCGAACGTGCTCTGCGCGATCGAACCGGTCTGGGAGTACATCGGAAAGTGACGCTCCGATGGCTGTACTTAGCGGCTGGTGCCCCGACGGCCACAAGATCGAGGTCTCGATTATGAGCTGCGACGTTCGCCGCGAAGGCGAGGATGGCGTCGTGGCTGTCACCGGGATCGAGGACGTAACCTGTCAGTGCGGTAAGCTGATGACAGACCTGGAGGTTGAAGAGTGATACTCAGGCCCGGCATGGTCGTCTTGGTTCCTTCCAGCGGAGGCTACGCGCCTGACGCGACCGAACCCGAGTTGCTGCGGGTGGTGTCGATCGGCGGCGTACAGGGTTGTTTCGTGGAGTCCCTTACCTATGGCGACAGCAGGGAATTTCCCCTGGACTGGGACTGGGTGGTGAATGCAGGTAATCTCAGCCGAGTGCTCGATGCGGCGACAGGCAGGGGCGGTGCGTTCCGAGAGGACTCCAAGAAGATCGGCGGCGGCGATCTGTTCGTATTCCCCCCGGAGATCCCCGAGCGTGCCTCTCCGCCTGAGGAGGGCTTCGACCTGGAAGACGGACACCTGCCATGGCTCCTCAGTTCGAAAATCAGCCTCGGCCTCGGTCTCACGGCTCTGGTGGTGTCGCTGGCTGCGATCGTGATCGCTACGGTGCCGAAGTGAAATTCCGCGCCACGAGCTACTCGATGGGAGTTGTGATCGGGCAGGCCACCTTCGAGGCCGAGAGTTATGGCGCCGCCCGCCGGCACCCGAAGGTTCGGGCTCTGCCCGCGGGCGCTCAGGGGGAGCGCGGCAAGGTGCAGGCGATCGGGATCAAACTCCTTCGATGAGTGACGGTTCGAGAAGCCATACCGCTCAGCGAGCAGGCTGGGACTGTTCTCCTCTTGCTCGCGGAAGGACACCGAGCCGACGTGAAGGTAGGATCGAGCTGGTATCCAACCAGGGTCTTCCGAGACGCAGATGGGAACCTGAGCATCAACGTGCAGGGCGCATCAGTGGCAGCTCTTCGCCGGCGCGGCCTAGCGATCAAGGCGAAGGGCGCCTGGGGATTGACGCAGGAGGGCTGGGCTGTGGTCGAAGGCCAACTGGAGACGCCGCCTAAATGAAAGAGTGGATCATCATCAACGACGAGGGCGAGACCTTCTCCGGCGTTGCCGACAGTAAGCCTGTGTTCGGTGCCAAGGCCGCGGTCTTCGATTTGAAGTCGAAAGCTGACGAGCGCGCAGGGGCGCTCACCAAGAAGGGGCTGAAGGTCGAAGTCGGCTGGCGCGAGACCAACGTTCGTCCGGTGGGACCGTAAGTGCCCGAGATGGAAAAATGCCCCGAGTGCGATGTGGAGCTGCCGACGGATGATCTTTGGGCACAGGTGGCTCACATGGAGGCAACTCACCCTGGAGTCATCAAGCAGCGACTCAAGGACGCGGGGTTCGAGGAGCAGCCTGACGGTAGCTGGGACGATTTGCTGGCGGTTCCCGAATGAGCGAAATCATCGCCGGCGAAGGAACGATCGTCCCCAACGACGTGAGCTGTCACTGTGACCTGCACATCGAGAAGTACTGCTCGATCGCGTCGGGTCTACGGATCGTCTCTGGCCAGCACCCCGCGGTCGCCTATCCCGACTGCATTTCGAACTTCCCCTTCAAGGAGCACGGCTGGGCCGAGTGGTATCCGCCGAGCAAGCACGGTGGGCTCGTGGACATCGGCTCAGACGTGTGGATTGGCGAGGCCGTGGCGATTATGGACGGGGTGGTCGTCGGGCATGGCGCTGTGCTCGCGGCTGGCGCCATGGTCGTCAAGGACGTGCCTCGTTATTGCGTTGTGGCCGGGAACCCGGCGAAGGTCGTCAAGCAGCGGTTCACCGATGACCAGTGTGACCGCCTCTGTGAAATCGCCTGGTGGGACTGGCCTCGGGAACGGATTGAAGCCTGGCTGCCGTCCATGACTAACGTCGAGGAGTTCTGCCGAGATGCTCCTGTTGCCGAGGGGCTGAGGTAGCGATGCTGCCCAAACTCATCCTCGCCTTCGCCGGCGTCGTTCTATGCGCTGTCATCGTCTATTGCTCAGGGTGCAATCTCCACGAGCAACACGAAAGGGAACGTTGCGAACGAGGCCAGATCGCCAGTTGCCCTGTTACCCCCGGGCGGTGATAACAGCATGATCGAGACCGTCGAAGAACTCCACGAGTACGTGAACCGTTACCACGTCACAGCACGCATCGACGACATCGAGGGGCGCCTGTCGATCCGCGGGGGCAAGGCGGTCGGCATCAGCTACAAAACCGAGCGAGGGAGCTGGCTGATGCTCGGGGTTGACGAGGCTGACATCGGCCGTCTGGAGATTGGTACTAGTGACAGTTGGGTCAGCCTAGAAGACTTCGACGAGAAGGCCACTGCACAGCGGATTGAACGATTCGAGAAGCTGAGCAATTTGGAAATGGCGACCGATAACTACCTTCGCGCTGCGACTGCCCTGGTCGAGGCTCACGAAGCCCTGGGCGCCGAAGACCAGGACGCCTTGCAACTCCCAGAGTTCCCGATTGTTCCAGCGCCGCCGGTGAGGATCTCCGCGCATCGAGAGGCGATCAAGTGAGCTGATGGGCGACTTCGAGAAGCGCACCTACTACGTAGTTCGCGACCGCACCGGTGCAACCTATAGCGCTCTGCGGGCGCCGGAGCCGTCTTACTCCCGGGGAGATATCGAGCCGCCGGGGCAGAAGATCGAGGCATATACGTCGGAGGAAGCAATCGCCCTCGTTGCGCGGGGAATGGTCACCCAGACAGAGATTCTCGTGCCGCTGAGTCGGGAAGCGATGGTCGGCTTCCTGGGGCTCGGCCACCCCCATAGCGCGACGTGGTTCGCCGAGCTAAAACACACCTTCGAAGAAATGACCGGCGAAAAGATGTCGGACAAGTTCTCCGACGAGCCCCGGGTCTTTACTGCCAAAGAAATGACCGCACTAGTAATGGCGATGGCGCGCGCTTACGGTCACGGCACGACGATCATGGCCCACGTCAACTCGAATAAAGAACTGACGCCCGATAGTGCTAAAGCAATCGAGATGATCGTTCGAGCGGCCTATAACGAGATGCTGATCGGAGAGTAATGTCTTACACAAAGAAACAGATGGAGAATGCCGTCACAGCCGTGATGCATTGGAAGTTCCCTCACGGCATGGTTGACGAAAGCCTCGTTCGTAACTACGAAGACGTGGTGCGCAAACACCTGGAGATCGCGGCGCCGATCCTGACTGGCGTGGATGATCATGACTTTCGTTTGGGGGAGGCGTTTCGCGAGATCGGCCTGCCGGAGGACACGATTCGTCGTGCTCAGAAGGGGCACTGGTCTGATTTCAAGTCACCCCTTGACGGACCGAAGTTGGAGCTTGTCGAGATGCTGCGGAGGAAGGGCGGGGAAGGCGTCGATGGGGCAGGGGCGCTCGCGCAGAGGGTTATGACGGGTGAGTTCGATGGCTGAGGAGGTCATTACTCGTTATATCTGCAAAGACTGCGGTCGTGACTGCTCCGCGGAGACGATCGATCTTGACGAAGGTCGGAAGAAATGCACCAAACGTATCCACAGGTCGATGCCGGTCAAGCGGATCTACTTCAACATCAAAGGCGTGGCAGCAGCGCTTAGGCTCGGCGAATCAGCCCGCACCCCGGAAGACGGCTTCTGGGAAGGTGGCGCCGAGGAGGAGTCGGAGCGCGTGCTGGCTTACCGTCAGGGTGTGCGCGAGGGGATCGCTATCGCTCGGGCGGACCTGAAGAGGATGGTCGATGCCTGACTCCAAGGCGGTGCTGACCATCGCGCGCGAGATGTGGGAGCAGGTCCACGATCGCCAGTGGAAAACGGCCTCGATCGAAGAACAGCGCCGGTGGTGCAACTGGGCTCGGTCGGCTCTGGTCAAGGCCCATGTCGAGTAAGCCGCTCCCGGACATGTCGCACATGTTCGACCGCTGGGATCGGCGCCGGCGACCAAAGCTGAACCCTCGGAAGTGCAAACATCCGACGGCTGCGCTGAGCGTTCATGGGCTTGCCCTCCTGCGGGTGGGCAAGACCGTCCACTGTCCCGGCTGCAATGGCGCCCTGCGGCTCAGGTGAGCGAGCGCGCCAACATCCGGGCTGTGCGCACCTACCTCGACGAGGCCAAGTCCGACCGACTGGCGATCGATCTGATGGTGGCCGCTGCCGCTGGCGACGACCTGCCGACCGCGGTCAAGCGCCTTGAAGAATCACTGGCCAATCTGCCGCCGACCAAAAAGGCGATCAAGGCCAACTACGTGTGGAATGATCTCGTTGAACGGACCCGCGAAATGATGGAACTCTGCGTGCGCGACTTCAAGCTGCTGATCAAACGCGAGGCTGCGGGGTGAGCTACGACTATCGCGACATCGAAGCTGCCTTCAGGTGCGCCGGGGACTCACAGGACCGGCCGACGCTGCAAGAGGCGAAGGGAAAGGTGTTCGCGCACCTGGAGGGTCGCTGTGACTGCCTCGTCGGCCGATGCCCGGCCTGCGGCGAGCGTGAATCCGGCGGCATGCAGATCCACCTTTTTCAATGCCCGTTGTTGTTACTCGCTCCGTTAGAAATGCCGTAAAGAGCACGATATTCGGACAGTCCCCTGCACATCTCACTCGGATGTGTATATGTTCCCGCGACATGCACGAACCACTCACCACAGCAGAGGCCAAGGCCCTCCTCGATCACATCGCCGGCGCCCATGACGCGGTGATCGACTCGGCCATCTCGAAGCTCACGCACATGCTGGAGCGCGAAGCGCCACGAGAGCTGCCTGCGAACCCGATCGAGCGGATCTGGACCTGCAAGATCGGCGCGCAGCTCAACGGCCGTCTCAGGGTCGCAGATCGCCCGATGATGCTCGCGGTGCAGGAGGCATTTGGCGAGATGCTGATGGCGCCGGAGGAATTCATGTTCAGCGGCTGGGGCGGGTCGCTCACGGAGATCGAGCGCGCGTCGGTCGAGGATCGGATGCCTGATCCACTGAGAGTCGAAGTGTTCCCGTCCGACGCTGCCTCGGTGCTCCAGCTCCTGAACGAGATGGATCTCACCTGCGATCTGCCCGAGGACACCCGGGGCCGGCTTCGCAATCTTCAGAGGTCGGATCTGTGACGATCGACGACGAGAAGGTCAGGAAGCTCGCCGACGGGCATGGGCTCAACCTGGACGAAGGCAACAGGATCATGCTTGCCCTTGGCCGTGGGCAGGGTGACGAGGGCTTCAACGAGGGGCAGCTCGCTCAGGCCCTGCATGCCGTCTACAGGATGCGCACGATGGGGGTCGTCGCGCATATGATCCTGAAAGGCGAAATGGACATAATGATCAAGGACGGTGAAGTTCGCTATACCACCAACCCGTCCTTCGCCCCCGAAGAGAAACCCGATGAGTGACGAGGCACCGAAATACGACATCCTCCGAGTCCAGGCGGGAGTCACAATCGCTGTGGTCAAGGACGCAACACACGTCCAGACTGTCGGGATCGTCAAGTTGGTCTGGGGCAATATCCCCGACGATCTTGTCGGCGATCGACAGGAGCCCACCGACAAGGGGGAGTGGAAGTTTCACCTTGGTGGTACTGACTGGATGTTGGTGAAACGTCATGGCTGACACCATCGTCTTCGAAGACATTCTGATCCTCCTGCCCGAGGGCGCGCTGCTCAGCCTCAAAAACCACGCCAGCGGCGAATCGGTGAGGGCACACACCGAGCTGGACGAGGATCGAGAGAGCTACTGGGCGACGATCGCCAATGCCTTCGAGAATGCGATCAAGGGGCAGCAGCAAGTGAGGGCCGGCGCCATTGGACCGCAGGAGACCGGCCTGCGCCTCGGCGATGTGTGGGGGCTGTACGAATCCTTCCGTAAGGAAATGGAGTCCGAGGGCGAGGGGCGCCTAGAGGGCATCGACGAAATCACCAGCAACTTCTTCACCAAACTCGACCACATCTTGCGCGGCGACTCTGGTCACCAGGAGCCCGACGAGATGAACGCGCGCCGCGTGCAGTACTTCAAAGAATTCCTCGCCCAGAACGGATGGGGATGAAGGTCGAAGTCGAGATACGCAACGGTCGGACGGCCTTCAGGTTCGCTAAACGAGGACTGTTGCTCAAGGCAATTGAAAGAAAACCCGCCGATAGGCAACAGGCCAGCATCCCCTGCGAGATCCGGCACAACGTGGACGACGGGTTCATTCCTGGACGTGTGCGATTCCTTAGCGCCAATTCGATCTCATACGTCCTGGAGCTACCCGAGGAGGAGTCATGAACGGACCAGTCCTTACCGTGAAGTGTGTCGGCTGCGGCGAGAAGAAAGACCTCAAACCGGGAGACGTGCCCGCCGGCGAGATGCCGATGTGCGACAAATGCTTCAACCCGATGGTTGCCCAGAGCGCGAAGGTTGGCTGATGGCGCAGGACAACACTCGCGAGTGCCCGATCGACGGTTGCAGTAACCGTCACAGTCGCTCGAAACTGATGTGCAAAGAACACTGGTACAAAGTTCCGAAAGAACTGCGCGACCGAGTGTGGTCCACCTACCGCAGCGAGGGCGTTTTCTCCGAGGAGTACATGGACGCCCGGGACGCGGCGATCGGCGCCGTGGAAGAACGGTTGGCTGCATAAATGTCTAGCTCTGCGGAAAATGCGGCAACTTCGTATAATCTTCCGACCGGCGGGGCTACGGTCTCGTGCCCCGTCGGTATATTCACTCCGGCTCCAGTGGCGCACCGGGGCAGGATAATGCGACCTGGAGCCTAAACTTATGGACGACGAGACCAAAGAGAAGCTGGCAAAGGTAATGGACAAGGTGGTCGAGCTGGACGCCGACCTGTCCCTGACCTCGAAGGGGTACGGCAAGGTCGAATGGTCGATCGGCATCCACTTCGGCGAGGAGACGCCCGGCAGCTCGATGGTCGCCGGCGCCAGCTACGGCATCGGCGACACGCTCAGTGAAGCCCTGGACGGGCCGATCAGCGACTTCAAGCTGTGACCCGCGAAGAACAGATCCGGCGCATCGAAGAGGCCATTCACTACGCCGCCGCGGATGACATGCTCAGCATCAACGAGCTGTCGGAGCATGCCCAGCGCCAGCTACACGATAAGGCCGTGGCTGCGCTGGCGTCACTGGAGCACCCGCCGATCCACATCTACACCCCCCGGGAAGCGCTGCTGATGATCCGCGGCCTCGTCCACACCGTCAGGGCCGGCGGCATGTCCCGCGATCTCAAGAGGCAGTTCGACGAGATGACGCTGGCCGGGCTCACCGGTCGCGAGGATTTCCTGATCACCGATCGTCTCAGCGACAAGCTCGCAGAGGCGCACGCGATCCTGGGTGAGCTTGCGGAAACGGCTCCCGGCACGCCCGAGTTCTTTGCCCTACTTGCCCGAGCCCGAGAGGCCCGCGTATTGGGACCCGATCTTGAGGCCATGATTGAGCATCGAATGACCAGGGTCTAGTGGACCTTGGTGGACCAGTAATCGAGACCAACGCCGGGAGGCAAAGATGGACACCAAGGTGACTCCGACGCAATCGAAGATCCTTGCCGAATGCGTCAAGAAGGCTTATGACAACGGCTGGGATGGCAGCCTTCAGAAGACCACTCTTCGGCCGAAGCTTGGCAGGGAGGGAACCGAACCGACGCGTCTCGCCATGGAGGCCAAGGGCCTACTGGAGTGGGGCAAGTCGTCAACCAACTCCGGCCAGTTCTATCTCACGGCTGCGGGTGTTGCCGCCGGCAATGACTTCTACCTCAAACGACACGGTGGGACTGCTGAGGCGGACGCCAAGATCAAGCGCACCAAAGAACAGGAAGAGGCGCAGGCCGAGCAGGACAAGGTTGATCACGCCGCCCATCTTTTCCGCGGCCTGAATTCAGCGACCAGGGCTCGCGGCGGCACCAAGGCCATGTCGAGCAGGATCAAGAAGCGACAGTGGGGCGAAGTCCGTCTCTCGATCGACGATCTGATCGCGCTCGGCGAAGGCATTGAGAAGCTTCGCTGAGCTGGTGAGGGATCTCTACAAGAAGCTGGAATTTGATCGCTATCCGCCACCGTGGGCGTCGATCATCATCCTCTGCCAGGCGCTGACGATCATCGGATTGCGAGGTATCGGGTGAGCGTCCCTGTCCGGCCTCCGGGCCTGGTGACAGTACGCTGGTTCGGGATGTCCGACACCACAAAGGAGTTCAGCGGGATTCGGCTTGACGACGCCCTTTGTCAGGCAGTCAGAACGTGGTTCCCGTCGAACGAGGCACCTGATCGATTCGTCCTTCCAGTCGTGATCGAGAGGGATGGAAAACGTATGACTGACGAGGAGGCCGAAGCCTACGTCAGGAAGGAGTTCGCAGTGAAACGCGCCACCCGAACCTGACGGTGTTCCCCTCCGTCGGTGTTAGATGCAACAATGCGTTTTTCCGCAAACTGGAAGGAGTTCGATGAACGCACTGGATGAGGCACGCGGGTTGGTACAGAACCGACTTGCAGACCTCAACGATGAGAAGGCTCGCTTGGAGCGGGCCTTGAAGGAGCTGGACGGCGGCGTGAAACGTGGGCGTCCCCGCAAAGCTGCTTCAAGCACAGGCAAATCGCGGCGGAAACGCCGTGGCGGGACGCGGGCGAACGAGGCGGTCAAACTGATCGCCAAGCACCCCGGCATCACCGCGTCCGAGATCGCGAAGGCGATGAAGATCAAGCCCAACTACCTGTACCGGGTCCTCGCGGATCTGGAGAAGCAGAAGTTGGTCAAGAAGGACGGACGGAAGTACACCGCCGTCAAGAAGTAGCGGTGGCGGTGTACCGGGCGCCCTGGTGAAGACGGCCAGGGCGCCCGTACGTTTCTCTTTTCTCGGTGTTTGCGGAATCGTTTGACACCTTCGTCAAAACCTCTGATAGCTTCCCGCGCCGTGGCCGCATCCGACAAGATCATCCGTCTGCGGGTTCCGAGTCAGACGTTGAATAGGCGCCGGCTCGCCGAAGCCGAGGTCGTCATCGACAAAGACGGCATGGTGATCAAGAACCGGTTTGGTCCCGAGGGTCGGCAGGCGACCCAGGACGAGCTGGATCGCGCGGTCGAGGTCTATGGGTGAACACGACTTGCGGCGTTTGCGGCCAGATGTTGACTCCGGCGGATGTCGAGCACCGGATCGAGATCGAGCAGGAAACCTACATCGGCGACATGGGCTGTCAGATGACCCTCGAAGTCTGGTATTGCAACAAGGGCGCGATCTGTAGTGCGGTCGCCGCAGCTAACAAGCTGGACGAGGTTGCCGAGACCTTCTTCTCCGTCGTGGGGACCCGAGAGTGAGTGACAAACAGGCCAGAGGCCCCGAGTGGGTCCGCGGGACCCCTCAGTACGTCGCGGTCGCCGACCAGGCTGGCAAAGCCCAGGAGGCCGCGAGGACGGCCACTGCGGTCACTGACGAAGCGAGCTGTGCCTCCGCGGCCGAGCTGCTCTCCAAGGTCGCGAAGGTCGTCAAGTACATCGAAAAGCAGCGACTCGACACCACTGAGCCCTACCGGAAGTCCACGGACGCGATCAACGCGGAGTTCAAAGAGCTGGCGGCTCCCCTTGTCGGTGTTGAAACCCGTCTCCGCGAGGAGGTCGAGGACTTCGAAGCGAAACGGCGCGCGGCGGAGGCTGAGGCACGGCGCAAACACGAGGCTGAAGTCGCCGAGCATGAGCGCAAAGTTCGCGAGGCCGAGGAAGCCCGACTCAAAGCCGAGGAGGACGCCCGGATCGCGGCTGAGCAGGCTGCCGCCGCCGCCAAAGCCGCGGCCGAACCCCCGCCGCCTCCACCCCCGCCGCCGGAGCCCGCCCCGGCTCCCCCTCCTCCGCCACCACCCCCGCCACCGCCGGCGGCGAGCGGCAAACGATCGACCACTACTGGCTCGGTCAGCACCAGGACCGAATGGAAGTACGAAGTCATCAACTTCGCTGAGCTGCCCGATGACCTGAAGATCCTCAATCAGGCCGAGGCGACTCGACGTGTCAGGGGCGGCGATCGAAACATTCCTGGCCTGCGGATCTATCCGGTCGAGAAATCACACGTTCGATGACCGCATATTCCCCGGCCGACCTGGACCAAGCCTTCGAGTGCGCGGCGCGGTTAAAGCTCTCCGAGAGCGTGGATTCGGTGAGGGTCAGGGTGCAGGCCCATCTCAACGGAGAATGTAAGTGTCAGCTCCAGCGGTGCGAGAGCTGCGGCAAACGGGTACTAAATGGAATCCCGCGACACACGGACGAATGTCCACGTAGGAGGGGCAAGTGATCTCCTTCAAAAATCGCGAAGAGCTGGTCAAGTTCGTGCAGGCGTGCTCTGACTCGGAGTACTCCCCGGAAGAAGTGGTCGATGACCTGATCAAGGATATGCACGAGGCTGGCGAGATCACCGTCTACGCGCTGGAGGCAGAGCGGTTCTTGAAAGACGGGGTAAGGGCCTTCAATGCTCTCGGTGACACCCAGGAGAACGCCCAGCTCTCTGCCCTGCTGGGGATCGGCTTCGCTCTAATGCACGGCGCCGAGAACGCCGAGATGTTTTATGCCGGCTTTCTCGATCGCACGCGGGCGGAAGAGCGATGAAGATCAAAAGTCGCATCGGCCTTCGCCGGGCGGCACCCACCACCGTCGAGTCGTCCACAGTGCTGGTCGTGCTCAGTAAAGGTGACACCGAGGTTTACAGGGTCGAGCTGCCGACGGAGGTTGCTCGCGACGAGGATGGGCTCTACGTCGCCCTGTCTCCGCACGAGCGTAGTCTTGGCGAGGACGTTACCTGGGACGGCATCTCAATTCAGGCCCGATATAGACGGCGCGATGTGTGACGAAGAGGATGAGGACTTCGACGATCGTGACGCCCGGGAAGTCCGAGAGGACGAAGAATATGAGGACGCCGATCGCAAAATCGACGCTGCAAAACTTGGGGACATCGATCTTGATGTGGACTGGTTCCCCCCGAAGGGTAGATCAGGCATGAGGAAACGTGGCGCCTGAACAAGTCACCAAGAACTTGGCCCGCGGGCGCATCGACCGGATCGGGGCGATCTTCTGGGGCATCCATGATGTCGAGGAGATCGTAGTGCGGGTTTTGGCTGACTACGCGCTCGTTGGAGGCGCCCCGATCGATGTGTTGAAGCAGCGTGCGAAAAAACGAGTGGAGGAAATGCATGCGAATCAAAGTTGAGATGGGCGAAGGTAGGGATAAGTCTCAGAAGGTCACCACCGAGGACGGGGAGATCATCGAGGGGGTCAAGGAGTGCCGCTGGGTGGCGGGCACGCAGGGACCCCCGATGCTCCAGCTCGATCTCTATGCGGAGAAAGTCGAGTTCGATCTCGGCAGCAACGAGCCGGCCGAAGGCCCCTCGGAGGCAGAGGCCCCGGCTTGAACTTCGAGCTTCGAGAGTACGTTTGGGATCGGGTGTGGAAGAGCCCGGCGATGGTCGTCGCCTTCAAAGAGGAGAACGAGCGATACACCGTCGTGGAGATCGTCTCTTCCCAGCAGAAGTACGGTCGCGTTGCCAAGCGGATGGAGTCCGATCTCTGCCGCTTCGTGAAGCTGATCGTGCCCGAGGACGAGGCCGAGCTGGCTGAGCGATTGGTCGGCTTTGGCGTCGGAGAGCACATGACGAAGGTGGAGCGCGAGCTTGCTGATGACTTCGCGAACCGAGTGCTCGGAGCCCGGCAGCGCCGCGGGATCGTTCAGAAAGCCTGATGAACATCGAGAAGAACGAGCTGGTTTCGATGACGACGATTCGGCGTGAGCTGACCGATCGCGTTGACGACCTCCAGGAGGGCCGACTGGAGAAGATCGTTATCACTCGCAACGGCAACTTCGAGGCGGTGCTGCTCAGCGTCCCTGAGTACGAGGGGTTGATCGAGTGAACCAGGACAGCGGCGGCAAACCACACGTAACGGTTGGCGAGCTTCCCGACAAAAGCGATCGTGTCGAGGAGCTGTGGATCTTGGTGGCGATCATGCCCGACGGCGGCGAGGGGATCTACGGCCAGACAGTCGAGGGGATGATGCTCAACTTCATCGCTCAGGACCCTGCGACCAAGGACGCGATGGAGAGCTTCCTGCGCGAGTCCGGCTCCGTGGAGGTTTGCCGCCGGCAGGATCGGACGCTGGAGTGGCGGCACGTCTATCTCCACCCCGATGTCAAGGAAATCCTGACTTAGCTCGGTGAAGAAGAAGCGCCCGAAGATCCCTCCGAAAGAGCTGCGCGAGCTGTGGGCGCAGATCCCTGACATGAAGAACTGCCTGGGGGCTTGCGAGCGCTCCTGCGGTCCGATCGGCTGCTCCTCGATGGAGAAGAAGTTGATGGAGGACCGCGCCGGCCGTAAGCTCGGCACCACGGGCAAGGACGCCGCGGAGCGATGCAACATGCTCGTGAATGGGCTATGCAGCGTGTACTCGATCCGGCCGTCGATCTGCCGACTCTGGGGCGTGGTTCCTTCCCTGCGTTGTCCGTATGGCTGTATCCCGGAGCGCGAACTCACTGACCGGGAGGGTTACGGCATCATGGCCGAAGCGATGGCGCTCGCGGGTGATGCCGATGGTCACGATATGCAGGAGTTAATCCGAGCTGCGACCCCCGAGTTCTGGCAGAAGTTGAAGGAACACGCAGGCGGCGCGCCGGACCTCGGCGGGTCGATCGTTGCTTCCAGGCGTCCGGCGGCAAAGGCACTGTACGAGGCCGCAGCCGAGATTCGCAACCGAGTCGTAGATTAGAGAGGACGCCATGAAGAAGAAGTTGACCGCCCGTCTCAAGGAAGCTGTCCACAAGCGGTCCCTCTTCGGGAAGGCGATGGAGATCGCCGATCGCCGGCGGCACGCCTTCAATAAACGGCTGACCGAGCAGAAGGAGAGGTTCGTCTCGCAGGAGGCGATCCTCCGCACCCTGAAGCAGCACGACTCGGCCGACGAGGAGCGCATTCAGGACGAGGAACAGGTTCTTTACCTCATCTATGGGAAACTGGAACGCCTGAGGAAGAAGCGCAACTTCTGGCGGGCTCGATATGTGGCCGCGCGGGAGCGTCACATGCACTGGGGCACGGTCCTTCGTCACCGTAAGGATCGAATCCGGGCGTGGGCTCAGAAGCACGAATCTTTCCAGCCCTATATGGCCAACGGCAAGCCATACGAGAAGCTCACCGACGAGGCGAAACACGGGATCTACCTGGACTTCAAGGAAGGTCTCTATGTCACTTCCACCTATGAGGGGTTCTCTGGCGACGGCGTGCATACGCCAACGTCCTACCACTACATCACTAATCAGCCCGAAGAAAAGGGGCGGTGCTGGGACGCCGGCAGCACCAAGCTCTCGGTGATGGAAGGCTGCCAGCGGCGACAGACGAGTCAGTTCCCCTCTTACTTGACCGAGCAGTTCGGGCCGATCAACGACTTGGCCTACAAGAACGGCATTCGCGAGACTCTTCCCGAGGGGTCGGCGCTTGAGACCCTTCACGACAACCATGTCCACACCGACATCCGGGATGGTGCTTTTGCATGAAGATCGGCAAGCTCACATCGAAGCTGAAGGTGCGCAAGTCGCGGCGCGATCACCAGGCTGAGCTGTACAAGAAAACCGGCGAGCGCGGCCACGCGAAGGCTGCCAAGCGCCAGGCCAAGGCGGTGCGCTTCCTCAAGGGCCTGCTCCGCAAGGAGCGCCGGCGCCGCAAGCAGGTACCGCGGGTGATGTTCGATGACGTGACGGTCGATCTGATCCCGTCGAAGGCCGAGGCTGTCGCCGGCTACGTGGGCGGCAACTTCACCACCTGGCCGACGATTGTCCAGCGCTTCCCGCACGCCCACAAGCTCTCGATCGCGGTCAACACGAGCGAGTCCGCGCGCTGCCTCGACGTTGAGCCCGGCGATGCCACCCCGGCCGACGCTCCGGCCTGGCTCCGCCGCCAACAGCATCGCAACCCCCACTCGATCCCGGTCATCTACGCCTCGATCTCGGCAATGCCCGAGGTCGTCGCAGCGATGGGTCGGGCGGGGATCAAGAGGAGCGAATACCTCCTCTGGTCAGCTCACTACACCTTCCACGAGCACATCTGCGGGCCGAAGACCTGCGGATTTGCCACGAAGGTCGATGCAACGCAGTGGACTGACTCGGCCCTGGGTCGCAGCTTGGACCAGAGCCTGCTGTCGCCGGACTTCTTCGCCGACGGTCAGTCCTAACCCAACCCAACGAAAGGAATCATGAATCTCAACGCCCTCCTGGCGAAGATTCCTCTGGCAAGCAGTGTGTTCTTGGTCTACGCAGTCGTGGGCCTGATCATGCTCTTGGCAGGGACGTTGGAGTACGGGTCCTACAGTGACAACCTGCTCGCCATTGGCCTTGCCTGCGGCGCGCTCGGGGTCCCTCGGGCCATCTCCAAGGTCGCCAACAACGTCCAGTCCATCAACCTCCTCGGGTTCATCGAGTCGATCCAGGTCCCTTCGATCGTCTTCGTGATCTTCTTAGGGGCCAGCTCGGTCAGCCTGATCCTCACCACCATCACGTTTGGACAGTTCTCAGAAAACGTGTTGAAGGTCGGGGTCGCCTGCGGCGTCCTACAAGCAACACGCGCCGTCGAGCACGTTTTCGCATCAACTGACGTAGCACCGGCAGCACCGTTAGTGGGAGAGCCGGTTTCTCCCGCACCGAGCGGGAATTAGCGCGGCACCCGGCGGGGCCTACGGGCTCCGCCGGGGTATCGTCGTCTCGTGGCCCCAACGCCGCAGACCTACGTCAAGCGCTCTCGGTTCTGGCCTCCGCGCGACCGCGAGGACACTCCGATCCCGCACAAGATCGAGACGATCGGATTTCTTCGAGCGGTTCCCCACCTGCTGTCGTTTTTCGACAAAGTGGTGCCGGAAGAGTTCTGGACCGAAGAAACCGATGTGGCCGGCACGAGGATCGTAATCGCCTGCCCTTGCGGCGAGGAGCCGGTCCTGGAGTATCGGCTCCGCAGCTACTCGATCGCCGAGTGCGGCTGCGAACGCTTCTTCATGCACGACGGCACGCAGGTCCGGGTCGGCAAGTCCGACGACCCAGCCTCGTAGATTACAAGGGGCACCCCCTCGCGGGAGCAGGGCGGTCCCAACGAGACCAACGTGACTGTGGAGCCAACCGATCGAGACGAGCTGAAGGCAGCCATCGAGCTTGCTGAATGGCGAGGGAAGATGGACGAGCGGATGCGGAGCGGAGACGGCCGCTTCAAGAAGATCGACGAGACCCTTGAACGAATCGAGACCAAACAGGATGAACAGGGCGAGGATCTCGCCACGATGAAGGCGAAGGTGGCCTTCTACGGTGGGATCGGGGGCATGGCGGGCTCTGTCGTTGTCGGGGTCATCGTGGCATTCGGGACTAAGGCGCTCGGATGACCACCAAGCTCAAGCTCCAGCTCATTTTCGGCTTCGCCGGCCTGGTAATTGTCGCCGGCGCCCTCGGTTTCTTCCTGCGGCTCAACGTCGAATCGAACGAACGCACAGAAGCTGACACGGCCTACCAGAACCAGCTCACCGCGTGTCGTTCCCGCGGCAACGAAATGCGTGAATACGTCTTCTCCCTCGCCGAGGCAGACGCCGAAGATCCCGACCCGGGCAAGCGGGCCGCGGGGCGCGCTGTGATCTACGGCATGAAGCACGCCGAATACTCCAATGCCAACGGCACGATTCACTGCCAGGAAGCGGTCAAACAGCCATGAGCCACCTGTCTCGCAAGAACAAACTCCAGCTCCTGGCGATGGGGCTCAGCGTCTTGATCGGCGCGGTTTTGCTGGGCCTTCTCGTCCGCGGCGGCAAAGAACACGAACGGGCAAAGACACAGAAGGCGCAGAGTGCCGCCAGCAAAGCGGAAGGCACCGCCAAACAGGCTCAGAAAACGGCTACGAAGGCCCACGTCGAATCGAAACAGATCATCCGCTACCTCCGCGGCGAACGGGGTGTGCCGGGCCTCACTGGCGCCGAAGGGCATCCGGGGGAACTTGGCCCGGCCGGGCTCACCGGCCCTGAAGGAAAGCTCGGGCTCGTCGGGCCTGAAGGTCCCCGCGGTCCCGCTGGCGCAGAGGGACCGCAGGGCGAAATCGGTCCGCCGGGTCCACAGGGCTCGCGCGGCAACGATGGGTCCAGCGGCTCCAATGGCTCGAACGGTGAAAAGGGCGATCGAGGCGAATCTGGACCACAGGGTGCTGAAGGAATCGCCGGTAGCCCTGGTTCTCCTGGCGCCGGCGGCGCGGAAGGTCCGCCCGGACCTCCGGGGCCAGAAGGCCCTCCGGGACCACCCGGGCCGGAAGGACCGCCGGGTCCAGCCGGGGAAGCAACCGTGCTCCACTGCACGGAAATTGCGCCCGGCGAATTCACCTGTGAACCAGCTTAACCTTGCGCTCGCCGCCGGGCTGATGTATACCTGCCCCTTGGCTAGTAGCGAACAATGGCTGTAAGAACCAACTGGCACGAGGACGCAGATAGGACCGGCTCATCGGTAGTCGATCCGTTTGACCTGCCATCCTCCGCGCCAGTGGCGGTGACGGCCCCCTTATCCCTTGATCTCCCCTTCGATGAGCTGGAGCGGCGCATCAAGATGCTCCTCCACCGCGAGGCTTTCCTCTGCAAGGAGGGACTCACCTGCGCGATCAAGGACAACCCCGAGGGGACCTGCCTGGGCTGCCCACTAAACGAGGTCGGCAGCGATAGCGCCAAAGGCGCACTGTGCAAAATCGGCTGCGAACAAGAGCGTGTGCAGACGATGATGCTCGCCAAACATGCCCAGCCAGCCCAGCCGAAGTGGTAGGGGCGCCGGTCCTCGGCCCTACAAGCAGCGCCGAGCCCGGACGATCTTCCTGCGTGTTCCCTACTCGGAGTGGGGCGCGGTCAAGGCGGGTCGCAAGCGCGAGTTCAGAGCCTCTCCGAAAGCGACACCGCAGCTCTGGGACGTTGATCCTCCCCTGCCGGTAGTTGCATACGCGATCTCGAAGGCACTTGGCTACCGATCGCAGCTCATGATCCTGGAGGAGACGTGGCGCGAGCCCCTCGGCGCGATCTCGGCCGAGTCGCTGAAGCAGGAGGGCCAGCCCGACATCGCCCACTTCCGGCGCTACTGGATGGGCCGCGAGCACACAGCCTTCAAACCCACCCGGTTGGTCTCGGTCTTTCGAGTCCGGCCCTGGCAGCCCTCTGACTTCGCCACCATGGGCGAGCGTCTCCTAGAGCGGCTCTACGGCGAATTCCTTGGCGACGTTAGAGCAGGTTGAATTCGCCGAGGAGGCCCGGTCGCAGCGGATCTGTGCCGCCGAGGGGTGCCGTAGGAATTGGCCATGGCACCCACACCACGTAGTCAAACGCCAGGACCTCGAAAGGGCGCTCGGGCTCAGCAAATACAACGAGGCCGACCACGCGATCCTCTGGGACCCGCGGAACTGCCTGCGGCTCTGTCCCGACTGCCACATGAACCACCACGGGCTCTACAAGCTGAAGCTGAAGGTCCTGCGTCCCGCAAGTTACGAGTTTGCCTTCGAGCATTTGCGTGCCGGCGCCGGCGAGTACCTTCGACACCATTACGATGGCGACGATCCGAGGCTAGAGGAATATGAACGGACCTATCACGATCTGCAAAGTTGAGGCGCCCGGCGGCGGCGAGGTCCTGCTCCGCTCCGAGGCCGAGGTCCAGCTCTATGAGGAGATGTCCGCGGCCTACCAGAATGACTATCGCCTGGTGCGCCAGAGCGAGAAAGTCCTGCTCGGCTCGATCCTGAGCCAGGCGCTGATCCTCTTTCGCGCCCAGACCGAAATGACCGGCGTCAAGGCGACGACCGACAACAACGGTGTGCCCAACGGCTATGAGGAGGTCAAGCTCAGCAGCACGGAGCGCACAGCCCTCCAGAAGACGATCTCCGAAGCCACCAAGGAGATCCGCGAGATCGAGAAGGCGCTCGGCATCGACAAGAAGTCGCGCGACTCCGGCGGACAAGAAAACGTCGCTACGTACCTGACGACACTGAAGCGTGCAGCGCACAGGATGGGTGTACATATCCATCGCCGAGTGAAACTCTACGAGGAATTCGCGATGGAGCTTCGCTGGCGGTTGCGTTTGCTCCGCAACGGTGACGACGAGGATAAAAAATACCACGACATCTCGCCCGAGAAAATATGCGCATGGTCTGAGAATAAACTCGCGGAAATAGAAGAGTTCGACAAACTGTTCGCAAAATCACAATCAAAACTATTCGGAGGCAAACTGTGACATGTGAGGAGAGGTTGGCACAGGCGGCGACGATCGGTGATGCCATGGCCGACATGCTGAGCGACGTGTATCCCGAAGGCACGGAGCAGATCCGCGAGAACTGGAGCACGCTGATGGCCGACTGCCAGCGCGCCGGCGCCGTGCCAGCACCCTCCGAGCCCGGTGATTACATGGAGGAGTGGGCAGGCACCGACTGATGATCAAGCGAACGATCCAATGTCTCCGTCGGCGCGAATTCAAGGCGCTGCTAGAGGACTTCGTGGAGCCGGAGTACATCGGGCACGAAGACTGCCCGCTGATGGTGCGCTACACCCTGTTCTATCGGCTCGGGGTCAAGGTCACCATCCACTACTTCCCCCCGGAAGTCACGGACAAGGACCCGCACGATCATCCCAGCGCATTCGTCAGCCTGATCCTGAAGGGCGGCTACTTCAACACCGAGTGGGTCAAGGTTGATCTCCCCGGCCAGGAGTACATGCAAGAGTTGGAGTGGATCGAGCGCGGCCGGTTCATCTACCGACCTGCGAAGCACATGCACATCGTCGAGACCAACCATCTCGGCGCCTGGACCTTCGTCGTCATGGGGCCGAAGTCTCGGCCGTGGGGATTTCTGCGGCTGGTTGATCAGAGCTGGTGGCCCTTCGAAAGGTACGTCGAGAAATTTGGCGGGACGGCTCGTTGCGAGACCGATGATGGATCTCGAACGTAATGGTCGCCCTGAAGGAACTGCCGGAGTTCCTTGAGAAGGGCGTCTACCCGGACACCGAGGACGACAAGATCCTTGGTGAGATCGCCGAACTCGCAGGTAGTCAGTTTCTGCCCGAAGGTGACTATGACCTTGACCTCGACGATTTCCTGCTGTACTCGATGCTCACCGACTCGATCTACGCGGCCGAGCTGCTGTGGGACGACCCGACCAACCACGAATTCGGCGGGCTCTACCGTGTCAAGGACTACCAGTACCCGCTCTGGCGCCACGAAGGTACCTACGCCGGTTTCGCCTGTGCTCGCGCGGTAGGCAAGACCGAGAGCATCAAGGGGGACGCCTTCTCTCACGCCTTCAAACGGCTCGGGGAGAACATGCTGGTGACGGCGCCGGAGCTGATCCACCTTCAACCTCTGACCAACTCGATCGAGGAACGGATTCGCGACACCAGGCTGACCCGCGACTTCCTTGATCTCCGCGGCGGCAAGACCGGCTTCACACACAAACCGTTCGGGGTCGAGTTTGCCGACGGGACCAAGATCGTCGGCCGTATCCCCAGACTCACCGGTACTGGTGTCAAGGGGCAGCATCAGCCCGACCTCCGCATCGAGGAGGCCCAGGACTACCCGAAGCGTGGGTGGGATGAGGTTCACGAGACAGTCAACAAGGGTGGTGTCGATTGGAAAGGTGATCCCGACTTCACCTACTGGTTCTACGGGGTGCATTCGGGCGCGCGCGACTCGGGGTTCTACTCTCGTGCCGGCAACTCCTCCTTCAAACTGAAGACGATCACCAAGCTTCAGACGGTCGAGTGGAACAAAGCCGAGAAGGACGCTGCACTCGCGGCCTACGGTGGCTCCAACTCGCCGGACTATCGCCGCAACATCCTCGGCGAGGCTGGGTCGCCGGCAAGCCCCTACTTCGTGATGTCGAGGCTGATGGCGACGATCGACCAAGACGAAGAGAGCGACTACAACCAGAACCAGTACGTCTCCCAGCAGATCCACGCAGAGGAGATCGAGGATCTCGACATGTCGATGACCGACGTGCTCGACCTGCCGGTCAACTACGGGCCGATTCATGGGGGGATGGATGTAGGGCTCACCGAGTCGCCGACGGTGATCGTGTTGTTCTCGAAGGAGAAGGTCGCTGGCCGTGATCGACTGAAACTGTTGCGGATGTATCACCTGTGGCGCCTGCGGCCAAAGCAGATCAGGGAAACGCTCTATGCCCTCGACTATCACTTCGGCAAGAAGCTGCTCAGCTTCGGCATGGATGTCACCGGGCTCGGCTTCCCGATGTTCCAGGAGATGGAAGACGACGAGACCGCTCCAAAGCACCTACTAGAAATCAGTCGGGGCTACTTCTTCAATGCCTCTGTTCCAGTGGGTATCAACAAAGACTTCGTGCGCGAGGACACCGACGGTCAGCTTCGCGACCAGTATGGATCGGCGGTGAAGAAAGAGATCGATCCGCTCTCCGGCGAGGAACGTTACATCTCCCTGATGCCGATGATCGAGGCCAGCACCCGCTACGTCCGCGACTGGGTGGATACCGGGACGCTAATGCTGCCCTTCGATCGCGAAGTGGTCGGTGACATGCAGGGCGAGACCCACCAGCGAGTGAAAGCCGTCGGGGAACGGCGAGGCAAGAAGCCGAACTCGATGCACATCCTGGACGCGATCCGCGGCGCCGGCATGGCTGAGCGAGCCGAAGAAATTGAGGCCGAGATCGGCAACGAGCCCCAGGAAGAAGTACTGGACTTGGTGGGATGAAGATCAGCGTAGAGCGTCATCTTTGGCCAATCCCTCGGCCCTATATCGAGCGGGGGTGGGAAGTTCACAGCATGTGGATCGCCTTTGTGATCGGCAATAAATTCACGGACGATGTATTCAGCCTCACCTTGGAGTACAGGCTCTCGGAACGCCAGTATCAATTTCTGCTGAAGGTCTTCGGATGACCTACGAGGAAGTCAAAGACCGGATCATCGAAGTTGCGGCCGTTCATCTGCCAGAGACGCCCGAGGACATGGCCAGCAGGATCAAGATTGAAGTGCTCGAAGCCCACCTGCTCTACACGGCTCGCGCGCGCGGCATCCTCGAAGAAGCCCGGTTGGCCATGGAGGATCGCTACGAAGAAATAGACGATACCTGGCGGAAACTTACGGGCTACGAGATGTATCTCAACGGGAAACCGAAATCTCAAACTGACATCGACGAAGCCAAGCGCCAGGTAGATCCGAACCTATTCGGTGAGAGGCGTCTCATTATGAAACTTCTGCGACAGGTCGGTAATCAAATCCGCCGCCTTGAGAAAGACGACGCCGTGGCGTCACGTTCCTACACGATGCTGACGGGTTCGTAGATTACGTAGATGGAAACGTTCCTGATCGCCCCGTCCGAGCGCGCGCGGCTTTCACTGCGCCGCTACCAACGCAACGACGAGCCCTGTCCCCACGGCTATCACAATGCCTCGGCTCCGATCGGGTTTGTGCCCATGACGATCGGCGGCGAGGAAAACTATGAGTTCGACTCGCCGGAGAAGCCCGCAAAGGACGATCCGCGGTGGCCGGTCAAATGCGAGCACTGCACCTACCACTTCGCCCCGGACGATTGCTGGCAGCTCTCTATCCAGCCGCTGTACGTGGCCGCAGATGGCCGTGAGACCAGCCTGCACGACGCTCCTACCGGCGCGATGTGGGATGCCTTCTGGTTGCCCGACAACTACAAGATCAACGGCTCAGGGCCTTGCTGGATCGTCAGGCTGCCCAATGGCGATGATTGGACCATGGGCTCGAACGCGACCAACTGCCCCCGCGAGGGCGAGGACCACGACTGCTGGTGCGTACATGGGGAGGCGCCGAAGCTGACTGTGGACAAGAATCCCGAGCCCGGCCGAACTACCTGCAACGCCGGCGGCGGTTCGATCTGGGCTGGCCAGGGAACCGAGCGTGATTGGCACGGTTTCCTGCGGGATGGGCAGCTCGTTCAGGCTTAACTCTCGGAAAAAGGGCCTTAGCCGGGTCCGTGGACAGGCTTAGTCCGAGGGCGCTCGTACATTACTAGCGATGGAGGTATGGGAAGAGGACGGTCTGATTCTCCCTCCCGGGGCGACCCCGGGCGTTCTCGATGGGGAGCCGGCGCCGGGCTCGCGCCGAGAGCAGCAGGCGGTAATCGACAACCGCACCGACTTGCCCGACGAGCTGATCATGGGCGCCGCCCAGACGTACTTGGAGGAGAACAGCGCCTACAACCTGCGCAACAACATGCCGATGTCGGTCTACAACGACGGCGGCGGCTCGATGATGTCGCGGGCCGAATTTCGATCGCCCTCCTCGATCCCCGACGAAATCCGCCTCGCGCGCATGTTGGCCGAGAAAGACGACGATATCGCCGCGGTCATCGGCGAGATGATCGGCCTGGCCTTCTCCGACGGCGTGCAGGTCCAGCACCAGGACGAGCGTACCCAGGCCCTCTTCGAAGGGATCAACGAAGAGATGGATATCGAGGGCGTGCTCGCCAACATGTACCGCGAGTGGCTGATCGCGGGGCAGGTGAGCACCACGATGCTCTTCACTCGCGAAGAACTCGACTACGAACTCAGCGACAAAGAACGGATGCAGTCGGCCAACGTCGCGGTTCCACGGGTCGGCGTCCTGGCCTCGGAGCAGATCCGCGTCCTTGGCAACGACATCTTCGGCACGGCTCAACTTGCCTACGAGCCCGAGAGCGAAAAACTCAAGCGCTGGCTGGAAGAGTACTTCAACCCACGTACGTCGCCGGCGCGCAAAGCCGAACTGGGTAGGAAAGATCGCGTTGCGGCGAACATGTTCATCGGCAAAGTCGCAGTTAACCCCTTCATCACAGATAACCCGCAGACGACGACGGGTGTGCTCTACCTGCTCAATCCGTTGGTAGTGCAGCGCACGACGATGCCGAAGGGTGCGTGGACACAGCCGCGGCCGACGATGACGAGGAACTTCCCGCTCCTGGAGGCGAAGCGGCTGCTGAACGTGATGGACTTCGCGCTTCTCCAGGGTGGCAGCAACTTCATCGTGGTCGCGAAGAAGGGCACCGACCAGCGGCCGGCGAGAGGCAACGAGGTCGCGAACCTCCGCGAAGTCGTCAAACGCGCTTCCAAAGTCGGCCTGATCGTCGGGGACCATCGCCTCAGTTTCGAAATCATCACTCCGAAACTGGACGAATTGCTCAACGCGGAGAAGCGCAAACTGCTCGGCCGCAAGATGGCGATGGGCTTGATGCGAGTCGGGGAGCACGGCAGTGAAGACTCCGGCGCCGAGGGGCAGGTTGCCGAGATCGAAATGTTCTCGCGGGTGATCTCCTGGGACCGTGACCGTTTGATCAAGCACCTGGAACGCAACATCTACAAATCCACGGTCAAACGCAATCCGAAAGTGTTGAAAGGCGCGGCGAATATCTGGGTGATGAAACTCATCCTCCAGGGGACGCAGTACTTCAACGACATGGTGTTGAAAATGCGCGACCGCGGTGACATTTCCCGTCGCTCTACTGTCCAGGCTGCCGGGTTCGACTACGAGGCTGAGCTGGGGGAGCGCGAGCGCGAGCTTGCTGCCGGCCACGACGAAATCCTCGTTCCGGGCGTTGTGCCCCACACGTCTCCCGATCAGCCGGGGCAGACGCCCCAGATCAACGACAACGGCGGCGGGCGCCCGGCCGGTGTCAAAAACGGAGACGAACCCGGTCCGCGGCCGAAAAAAACGCTCAACAAAGTCGCCGGCGAGACGATCAAAGCCTGGTTCGACGAGGACGCCGATGTCGATCAGGTTGTCCGCATGGGCGAAGAGACCTACAAAGTCCTCGACGCCTTCCCCGATCGCGTCATCGGCCGGCTCACGGCCAACGACATCGAAGCCCTCAGGCTCAGCGAGGCCGGGCGCATCGGGCCGACGGTATACGTTCCCGTCAACCCCGGCTACGAGGTCGCGGAAGCTCGCGCGGTGCGCCTCGAAGATGGGCTCTCCCTGTTGGTCGGCCAGATCCCGGGCGGCGCGATCGTCGCCAAAGCGATCGGCTTCCGCGAGCCCAGGTGGACCGCGGAGCAGGCCGAGGAGACTGCGATCAAATGGGGCTTCCTCACCGAGGCACTGCCCGACCTCGACCCACTCGATCCCGACGAGGAGACCGCAGCGGCCGACGGTCGAGAGCTGACCTTGAAGATCGAGTTGAACGGCGGTAACGAAGGCGGAGCCCGGATGCTGATCAAAGACAAAGACGGTCAGATCATCGGTTCCCAGCTCGCCGTAGATCCGCCGAAAGACGACTGATGCTGACCCCCGAGGGGCAGAAACAGCTCGCGCGCCTAATCGCCGAATGGGTCCGGGGCGGAGCGATCGTCGTGGGCAATGGAACTGAGTCCGCCGAGGCACCGATCGAGAGCATCGAGGTCGTCCAGGTCGAGGGTGATGGCGTCAGCTATGGCGTTCAGGTCGAAGCGACCTTCGGCGCGACCGCCGCCAACTTCGAGTGGGCGCGTAACGGGGTCAAGCTCGCCGACGGCACCGAAATCGATGCCGACCAGAAGGACGGAGGCCGCAAGGTCGCCGGCGCCGCTTGGAAGTTGGCGGTTCTGGTCAAGGTGGCCTAGTGGCTGTCGAAGTCAACATCGACTCGGTTGAAACTGAGGACTCGGTTCCCGCGTCGGCCCCATTCAGAATCAGTGACAAGCCTGGGAAATCGAAACTGACCTACAGCTTCACGGTGACGGCCGATGGTGTGATCAGGGCTTGGCGCAGCCGCTTCCAGCCGACCGATCGCAACCACGGCAGACTCCTCGCCAGCCGAGGGATGGTGTGTGGATCGGGGGATCGCTGCGGGTCTCCGGTCGCTCGATCCTTGGTGGCAACTTCTCCTCTCCCAAATAGCGAGGAAATCAACGAGGCCGATATCCATGGCTTCTCGGACGGGGATTACCCTGTCGAGGTCTTTGCAATGGAAGAAGGCGCCTGGAACTAAATGCCGTGGGAAGAAGAGACATGGATTGATGACGATGGAACCCTGACGGTCGGTACGCCTTTTGATGCCGACCGGATGAACAACATCGAAGTCGGCATTCGTGAAGCTCTGGAAGGAACCGGCGGCGGCGGCTCCGATGTGAACCTAGTGTTCACCCAGGGAGTTGCCGCAGAAGTATGGGTCATCAAACACGAACTAGGCAAGATTCCATCTGTGATCACCTTCGACAGCGAAGATAATGAGATAGAGGGTCAAGTAGTGCCTCTGTCCAATGACGAAATCGAAATCCGCTTCAACGCTGAGGTTTCGGGGAAGGCAGTACTGAACTAATGGCCGTTAAAGACATCCTCACTCATTTCGATTTCAAGAAGTCCAACGAGCTTCGCAACGCGCTGGTCCACAAGCTCGCCGCCGCACCGTCGGAACCTGTCGAGGGACAGATTTATTACGACACCGTTCTTCACAAGTTCTTCTACTACAACGGCACCGAATTCGTAGCGAGCGATCTCTCCGCCCTCGAAGCCGGTGACGCGCTCACCAAGACCGGCAACAAACTCGATGTCGCCCCTGGAACCAACCTGGAGATCAGCTCCGACACGATCCGCATTGCCGCGACCGCGGCCGGCTCCGGGCTCGGAGGGGGCGCGGCCGAAGCCCTGAAAGTCAACGTCGGCACCGGCATCGAGATCAGCTCTGATGCAGTTCGTATCGCGGCGACAGCGGCGGGCGCCGGCATCGGGGGAGGCGGCGGCTCAGCACTGTCGATCGCTGCCGGGACCGGGATCACGATCGAAACCGACGGGGTGGCTGTTGACACCACGGTCATTGCGACCAGGGAATTCGCAGAAGCCCTGATCAACGGGACCGACAACAAGGCGTCGGTGCGCGCGGCGACCACGGCCAATATCACGATCGCTACTGCCCTGAACAATGCTGACGTGCTGGACGGGGTGACCCTGGCCACCGGCGATCGGGTCCTGGTCAAGAACCAGACCACCAAAAAAGAAAACGGGATCTACATCGTCGGTGCTTCCCCAGCCCGGGCCACTGACGCCGATATCAGCGCTGAGGTTACGTCTGGTCTCTACGTCTTCGTTTCGGAGGGGACGGTCAACGCGAGCAGCGGCTGGCAGCTCTTTACCAAAGACCCGATCACCCTTGGCACTACCGAACTCGTCTTCGAACAGGTCTCGGGAGCAGGGCAGATCACCGCTGGAGCTGGGCTCACGAAGACGGGGAACGTCCTCGATGTTGGTGAAGGCGCGGGCATCAAAGTCGAAGCCGACAAAATCGTGCTGGACACCGCGGTCGCTGTCAGGAAGTTCGCAGGGCTGATCGGCACCGGTGCCGCAACCGAAATCGAAGTCGAACACAAACTCGGGACCGAAGACGTGACGGTTCAGGTCTGGCAGGCCGGCGGCGAAAAGCTCCAAGTGGACTGTGGCGTACAGAAAATCTCCACCGAAAAAATCAAACTGCTGTTCAACGTTGCCCCGACCTCAAACCAGTACCGGGTCGTCGTTCACGGCTAATGGAGCAACTCGGTAAGTTCATATCGCCTCACTCGGAAGGCAAACCGAGCAGCCCGGTCGAAGGCCAGCAGCACTTCGACGTTCTTAGGAACGAACTCTACTTATGGGATGGAACCGAATGGGTCGCGCTTGGCGATAAGAATGCTGTGCTCGACTCGTCTGCCTTTTCGACGGAAAGCAAAAGCAGCTTCGGATGGACCCACACGTTCAACGATTACGTTACGGGGCTACTAGTTCTGATCGTCCAGACGGGCTCCACTTCTAACTTAATTAGTTCGGTCAAATACAGCGGGGTCGAACTATCGCTGATCGGCGAAGTCAAAGACACGACTGAGGGCGGCGCTGTGTGGGCGTATTGGACCTCGACGCTCACGGGGGGGTTCACTGGGAGCGGCAATAAAGTCTCCGTAGTCGTCGCGGACGCAACCGCGAAGATTGGTGCCTCCTATGGGTTTAGCGGCGCAGAGGATCTAGTCGCCCAGATCCAGACTGCTACAAGCGCGAGTAGTAAAGAAATCGAATTCGAAACTCCGGCCAGGACGGGAATCGAAGTGGCTATGGTTGGGGCTGCCCATACTGGACTGGAAACTCCCACCGTCACCCCTAACGAACGAACTACCACTGACAAAACACAGGACTTCGGAACGGCAGGTGCGATCTTCGGGCACCTGACGCATTCCAGGCGGTGGACTGGCGGTGTCGGTGTTGGGTGGACCGCTTCAATCGCCGATGACTTCGGGCTCATGAACGTCGTGGTGCGCCGTCGTCTGATCTCCGGGCCGGGCACGGCCTTCCCCTCGACCCCTGCGATCGGCGACAGTTTCACCTTCATCGCGAGTTCCTCCAAGAATGTCTACTGGCAGTTCGTCTACGACGGGCTCGGCACAAATCCCTGGAAGAAGGTCGGTGGGCCACCGCTCAAATCCTGCGACGTTGGCGGGGAACGCTCGTCGGGGACCGCCGGCTCCATCCTCACCACCGGGTCGCCGGTCATCGAAGTCCCGGTGTCGGGTGAATACACCGGGCGCTATGGGTGCTCGTGGACGCAGCTCGCGACCGCGGGGGCGACCCAGGCCGACTCTCGCCTCTTCATCAACGCCTCCCAGAAAGAGATTTACTCGCTCGTCGGCACTCAACAGTTCGAGGGTGACCCGATGGACCACGGTTGGAACCAGCCCTACGCGATCACCAAAGGCCAGGCGGTGCAGACCCGCTACTCCTCCAACAACGCGCGGGCCTACACCTTCCACGATCTCTTTATCGAGGTCGATCCGATCTGCGTTGCAGGGTAATGCCCTCCGGCTTCGTAGTCACCCTCGACCGGACGGCGCCACCATTCGCCGTCGAGATCATCTCCGTCGGCCCTGACCCGACCCTGATCACGCTGAAGCTGGTCTCCGACGCCGAAGCCTTCGAGTTCCGGCTCTGGGGCGCGATCGACACCGGCGACCCGGCCAACGCCGGCTATGGCATCGACGAATCGGCCGAATGGCTGCCCTTCGACGAAGAAATCCAGGTCCGCATCCCAGACCCGGACTCGGCCGAAACCCGGCTCAGCCTCCAGGTGCGCGACGACGTATGGAACGCCTCGCCCATCGAAGTCGTCGTCTTCGGGGAACCGGAAGCCCCGACACCGCAACCGACTCCAGCCCGGCCGGGTGGAGCTGGCCACGTCGAGCCCCCTCGCCGGACGCCGGCGCCGCGGGGCAGGAAGCTCTCACGGGAAGAGACGATCGTCGTGTCGAGTACAGCCACGGTCGAAGTCGTCGTCGAGCGGGAGACGGAGATCAGTTTGGCGTTGTCGGCTGCCATCGAAGCTCGCGGGACCTCTTCTTCACTGCTGCGGTTGTCCTCTGTGTCTCGAAGCGCAGCCGAGATCAGCATCGTTTCCGATTTGGAAACAGTCAGCCTTTACGACACCACCCGTGGGCTTGACCCCGTGGAGGAAGAAGCTCTCGTAGCCGTCCTGCTGTGAGATCGCGTCTTCCCTGACTCGTAGATTAAGGAGCAGCGAAATGCCTGAGATGACCAAGAAGACCGTCTTCGAGCGCGGGGACAAGGTGTACATCGTTTCCCCGGTGGCTCCGTTCACTCCCGACGCCGCCGGCATCGAGGAGTTCGCCTTCGCCAAGGAGCTGATGGCCCAGGCGCCGAACCAGGCGATCAAGTGGCTGAAAGGCGAGTACGTCGAGGCCGACAAGCCCAACAAAAACGGGCAGATATGGACCGAAGGCGAGGTCGCGATCAAGTCGATCACCGCCCAGTTCATGCCGGTGACAGTCATGCACGATCGCCGTACCGCGGTCGGGCTCATCGCCGACACCCGCCTTCTGGTCCCTGACAAGGATGGCGTCCCGCGGGCGAAGGTGGACAACACCCTCGCGATCTGGGAGCACCGCTTCCCGGAGATCGCAGAGGAGATCGACCACAACTACCAGGCCGGCACTCTCATGCAGTCGATGGAGTGCCACAGCCCCTCGTACTCATGTGCAGAGTGCGGTCAAATGTTCCACAAGCTGCCGGATGCGGCCGAGCGTAAGAACTGGTGTCACCACCTGCAAGAGGGAGCAGGTCATGGCGCTCGTATATTAAACGGTGTCGTCTTCACGGGAACCGGATTGATATTCGGAACTCGGGGCACAGAGGGGGCCAATCCCAACGGCCATCTCGATGTCTTTCAGGATGAGGTAGCCGAGTTTCACGAGCAGGCCCACAAGAACGCGGGCCGTACACCTAAGAAGAGCCGACAAAAAACACGAAGGAGAAAGACTTCAATGGGCGAGATCGACATCAGTGGTGAGGAGTACGCGGAGCTGAAGGGCCGTCCGAGTAAGGACGAGCTGGCTGCCGCGGAGAAACGCGCCACTGAGGCCGAGTCCACGGTCAACGACCTGAAGCCCAAGGTCGAGGCCGCTGAGACCGCCCAGAAAAAGGCGGAGGACGAGAAAGCCGAGTCCGACAAAAAGCTGAAAGAGCTGGAGGAGGAGAAGGCCCAGGTGACCCTCCGCGACGAGCGCTTCGGCAAGCTCGGCACCGGCTTCGTCGCCAAGCTCGGCGACACGACCAAGGAGAACCTGCGCAACGACGCCGGCAAGATGGAGGACGCCGACTGGGACAAGCGCCTCTCCGAAGTCGAGGAGATGGCGGGCGTCAAGCGCGATGTCAAGCTGGACGCCAAAAAAGGCGGCAAGAAACCGGCCGAGAAGGACGAGTCGGCCGGGGCGACCGAGGAGGAGGCCGAGTTCACCATCGAGGAGCTGGCCGCGTCTTCGGCAGGCGGAGGCGACGAGGAGAACGCCGCGCCGACCGTCAACCAGCGCCAAAGCGTTGCAAGGGGCCTTCTGGGCTCGAAAAAAACGGAGAAGTCCGAGTAGAGCCGGCTTCCGCTCAACCAAGGAGAACCCACTGCAATGAACGCCTTCTTCGACGAAACCGACGGCTCGCACGTCCTCTCGGGGGTTAAAAACCTCCCGAACGCCCAGGTCGTGCATCCCGGTGAGCGCTGGACCGACCGCAAAGCGTCGGGCGCGATCACTCCGGGGGAACCCGTCGTGCCACTCGCCTCCGGCACTTCGCCGACCGGCACTCTGGTCATGCGTCCCGTCAAAAACGGTGACCTGACCCAGCAGCTCGCGCTCGCGACTCGGGTGATCGACATCCCCGATCCGAACACGGGTCCGACCTCGCTCGGCCCCAACGAAGTGCGCAACCAGGACATTCCGCACATGGAATGGCTGATGGCTCACTACAGCGGGGTCTTCGTCCTGACTCTGGTCACGCCGGACACCTACGCCCCCGGCGAACTGATCGGGTGGGACCTGAACGGCGCCCGGCCTGCCGGCAAGGCGACCACGCACGAAGGGGCCTGGTCCAAGAACGCCAACGCGGACATCAAAGCCGTGTTCGAAGTTCAGGACTGGGAGGAGATCAACTCCTCAACCCACGAGGGCATCCTCACCGTCAAGTTCGTCGGCCGGAGCCAGTTCTAAACCCACTACGGAATCGGGAGCAGCCACACCATGGATAACGGAATTTTCAAAGTTCTGGCCCGAATCCAGGGCGAGGAGGACGCGGCGGCAAAAGCGGACCTGATGGAGCAGAGCAATCAGCTTCTGGGCGAGCACTTCAAACGCAACCCGTTCGACCTTCAGGAGCTGGCCTACGACATCGTGGGGCTCCTCTGGCAGGACGTGATGAAAGAAGACATCACGTCGAAAATCATCGAGGTCAAGAACATCGGCCTCGGCGAGATCGATTACGTCGAAGAGGACCTCCGCGGGGGCCGTGCCTACTGGCAGGGCAAAGGCGGTCAGATCCTCAGCTCGATCATCCGCCAGGAGCGCAGCTTCATGCCCCGCGAGGAGATGGTTGCGGCGATCGACCTCCACCAGGACGAGATCACCACCAACTTCTGGGGCACGTTCGAGAAGCTCCGGGCTCAGTACGAAGAGAAGCTGCGTCAGCTCCCGCCGACCCAGCTCGTCGAGCTGATCAAAGCCGCCATCACCGGCGGGTCCTTCTTCGGCGAATTCGCCGTCTCGTCGCTGACCGCGGCGCAGATCGATTCCGTCGTCGATCCGGTGGCCGCTCGCTCCAAGGGGGGTGTCACGATCATCGGTACGGAAATCGCGACCCGCCTCCTGGCGCCGATCGGACTCCAGTTCGGCCCGAACCTCCAGGAACAGATTTTCAACACCGGTCAGATCGGGGTCTACAAAGGCCGCGCGGTCGTCCAGGTCGAGAACTTCGAAGACTTCAACGGGCGGTTCGTGCTCCCGAACGACGAGTTGTGGATCGTCGGGAACAACGCCGGCCGTCTGACCTACTACGGAGATCAGAAGACCCAGATCCTCCCGCGCGAGGCTTTCTACCAGCGCTGGGAATCGGCCCGGGACGCCGGCATGCTCCTCTACGGAGCGGCCAAAGGCCGGATCGGTCGGATCAGCTTCAAATAGGGCTAGGCGCGCCAGGGCATATCGGCCCTGGCGCCTCGGTGTAAGCACGAGCGAAGGAGATGCGCGATGGGTGAGTCAGGTCAGAAGAGCAAGTTCCAGAACACGTCGCCGGGTGTCGCCGGCGCCGTCATCCTCGACCACGAAGGCAAAGCGAAGGGCATCCCCGTCGCGCCTCGGGCCGAGATATGGCTGTCGCTCAAGGAGCAGGGTCTCACCGCCATGGCTCCCCGCCACGAGCACGACAACCCCTTCACGGACGGGACCTTCACGCTGATCGCCAAGGGCGAGGATCTTCAGCATCAGCGTCCGATCGGCGACGATCAGGTGCCCCAGCAGCCTCAGTCCGACCCGGAGCCCGGTGACGACCGCGACCCGGAGAACATCGACATCCGGGAGGAGACCCTGGAGCCCGCCGCGGATCAGCCGCCGGCGCCGCCCGAGCCCGCCCCGGAGCCGGAGCCCGAGAAGGCTCCCGAGGTCCCGGTGCCGCCGACGGCGACCGAACCCGTTCCCGCTGAGAAGCCGGTCGGTGTCAACCCGGTCGAGGCCGAGGACGGGACCGTGCAGCCGACTCCTCCGCCGGCGCCACCGGTGGTCGATGGTGGCTCGACGGGGCCGGCGCCCCAACCGGCGCCGAAAGCTCCTCCGAAACGGCCGTAACCCCGATCGGGGCCTATGGAACCGGTCACCGATCTCCTTCAGCAGCATCTGGAGACGCGCTTCTGGCCCTTCGTTGAGCCGGAAGATGTCGAGGATACCTGCTGGCTGTGGACGGGGCGGCTGACCAGCAAGGGCTACTCGGCCGTTCGTCTGTTCGGCGGCGCGGTGCTCGGCCATATCGTCTCCTATGAGATCCTCAACGGGCCGGTGCCCGACGGGCTCGTGCTCGATCATCTCTGCCGGCAGCGAGCCTGCGTAAATCCTCTCCACCTGGAGGCAGTCACTGCGGAGGAGAACACCCGCCGCGGCCACGAAGCGAAGACGGCGTGCGCTCACGGTCACGCTTTCGACTTCCGGCGGGGAGATGGCGCCCGCGGGTGCCGCGCCTGCGCCCGGGATCGGTGCAAGGCGTATCGAGCCCGGCACCACGTTCCCCTACTTGCCCGTCCCTGCCTGGAGTGCGGTGACAGCTTCACCCCGCGGTCCCGGCCGGACGCCTTCCTGTGCTCAGGCAAGTGTCGTCAGCGCCGCCGGCGCCGCCGGTTGAGAGAGGAGACTCTCGCCTGATGGAACCGGTTACTGACCTTCGGGACACCCGTGTGCTCATCCCGCGTCTGCGGCGCGCCCTGGACGGCCCAACGGCCATGTCCTCGGGCGCGCTGTCTTCGACGCTCTTAGATGAACAGCTCAACGCGATCGGCGCCGATGCGATCGGCACGGTCATCTTCTACTCGGGGAGCCTCTTCGGGGCCAAACTCGAAGTCTCCGCGCGCGACGACACCTATATGTCGCCGACGGCCTGGCTGACCGATCCTGCGCTCACTGAGTCGCAGGTGACGGTCGTCGTCTCCCAGGCTGCCCTCGACTACTTCTTCAACCGCCTGACGACCTCTGAGAGCGGCAAAACCGCAGAGACGATCAAGGACGAGGCGACCGAATGGTCATGGGAGGTCAGCGCGCAGACGGTGGTCGAGCGGCTTCGGCAGCTCCGGGCCGACCGGGACCGCGCGCTCGAACAGCTCCAGGAAGACGACTCCGAAACCGATGCCTCGTGGGTCTCCTTCATCCAGACCCGGGATGCCGTGACCTCGCGCCTGATCGAGCCCTGGCTCACTCCCGGCGGCGCTGGCGGGTTGAACCCGGCAGAATGGGCGGTATGACCGAAGATGCGACGATCACCGGTTACGCCGACGCCCAGGCCCGCCTCAGGGCCAAGACGGGGCGCGAGCTGTGCTTCTACACGCCGATCGCCGAAACCTGGCCACCGGGCACTCCGCTAGACGTTCACGGCAAGCCGATCGATCCATCGGTCGAGCCCGAACAGTCGGGCTTCGAAGGCGCACCGATCCTCTGCAACGTCGCTTCCCGGCCGGTCCGCGGTGCTCTCAGTGCCGGCGCCACGGATTCACCGGTGGGCCTGATCGGTTCCAGCTCACTCGTGCTGATCACGGACCCGGAGTTGTATGCGACGGTTGAAGATGCGACAGAGTGTGTCGTCTTCGGTCACAGGTACAAAATCGAGGACGCGAAACCTGATCAAATCGGCGGCGATAAAGTGCAGCGCATGTTGATATTCGTGGAGAAGAAGTAGATGGCTGTCACGCGCGAGGACTATGTAACACAGTCCGTAGACATCTACCTGCGACGGATCATGGAAGAAAAGGGGTACGGGGAAGACGTGATCGAACTCCTCGACTCCTTCCCGCACACTCGCTTCGATAGCGAGGAGCTGACCAAGACGTACATCGCCGAGGGCTTCGGCTTCGACGATGGTGGCAAGCAGGCGGAGCTGGGCTCGAACCTCAAGGAACGGCTCTACACCATCGAGTTCTTCGTCATCGGTCGCACTCCCACATGGGCGGAGAATGTCGCCAGCGCTGTGAAATTCTCACTGGAGAACGATCAGACTGTCCCGCTGGTGGACATTCTCCAGCCCGACAAGCCGGTGATCGACGCTCTCGTACTTGCTTCAGTTTCCTCTGAGCACCAACCGATCTCCCAGCCCAAACCGTGGCAGGAGAACATCTGGACGGTGCATGCCCGGGTCGAAGACTGTTACGACCCACGCGCCGTCGGCGTGACCTGAGAAGTAAACGCGACCCGCGGCTTACCGGTGATCAAAGGGGGTGGCGCCGCTGTCCCCCTAGCCGTGCGTTGGTCGCCGGCGCATCCTACAGGGGATTCACCCGGCGCCGCTTGAGGACCAGTCAAGAGGGCGGCGCCGGGCTCAGCCTGACGACAGCTCATGAGGGCTGCCCGACACGAATTCCCCGCGGCCAGAATACATGTAATTTCGACACCGTTTGTCGAAAACCCCGCAGTTTGCGGCATGGATGCACCCGATCGACCTTCCCGCTGATCATGGCAGGCGTCCAACCGGGTGCAGAGCCGAGCATCCGCTTGTCCTCGCCCTTCTGAGACGGTGCCCCGCTGTTCTAGGGCGGTTCGGCTCCACCTGCCGAGCACGGCTGATGGGAGGACCACAGCTTCAGACTCGGCGCCAACCTACCAAATGTTGCGGCAAAGACATCATGGTGGACACCACAATCGCCGAAATTGCGGAAAACCAGTTCCCATGCGGCTTTCAGAACGTTTCACGTGGAACATTAATTCGGTGACTCACCGTAATGCCGGCGGCGGGACTCGAACCCGCGACATCCTGCTTAAAAGGCAGGCGCTCTACCAACTAAGCTACGCCGGCGGGGTCAGCCCGGGAAGGTGTGGGCAGTGAAGGGGGCGCCGCCGAAGTCGAGCCAGAAGTTGTGCCAGCCCAGCACGGCGATGCGGAGTTTGGTCTCGGTCGTCATCGACGTGGATACTATTCCCCTATGGCTGAACTTGGCGCCGGGTTCGAGGATCGGGATAGCGGTTACTTCGCGACCTTGCCGACGCCGCCGGGGCTGCTGGGAGGGCTCGTCTTGCTGGAGGAGGCCATGGCCTTCGCGCGCGTGAACCCGCTGGGGGCGGAGATCCTCTCGGGGATCGAGAGCCTGATCGGCACCGTCGATCGCCAGGTCACGAGGATCACGATCGAGACCGTCAAGGTGGCCGACGAAGCGATCAGGGACAAGATTGAGCGCACGCGGGTTCGGCCGCGGATCAGCTCATTTGGCTTCATGGTGCCGAAAAAATCGCTCTCAGAAGGCGTGCGCTCAGAGGTCCTCGGTCCCGGAGCCGTCGGCATCGGCAGTCTCGGGGAGATGGACACCGTGGTCGGCACCGACGGTCGGCCCTATTGGCGCACCCAGGAGTACGGCTCCGACCACAACGTCGGCCGGATCATCTACGGGCTCTTCCAGCCCGGTGGCGCCGCTCCGAGCCAAGAGGACTTCCGCAAGCACCCAGTCTTCCAGCCCGGGGCCGAAGGGGGCGGAGCCATGATCATCCGCCGGCCGATCCCAGCTCGACACTTCATGCGCGACGGCGCCGCGGTCGCCGAGAGCTTCAGGGCTCGCGAACTAGGGCAGCTTGAGGACCAAGCGATCGGCGAGATTCGTGTCCTACGTGCTGCTTTGCCTGCTGCCGCGTAGAGCAGACCCACAGTCACAGCCGAGGCCGCTCGTATATTAAGCAGTGGCAATGGCAGAGACGGGCGACGGTAGCCGAAGGGCGTACATCCATCGGCGTAAGGGTCGTTATATGGCGCAGTTGCTGGAGGAGTTCGAGCTAAAAGTCGAACCCCTAGTTTCAGCACAGGTGGCCGATGACTTCAAATCTTACGTTCGGCGGAAAATGAACGCTCTCGCGGCTGATGCTGTGGAGCTGTTGGAGCTTGAGGATAAGGCGATGAACGAGCTGGCGACTGACCTGAAGGATCGACTTTTTCCTGATGGCCCGCCGGGAAGGACTTAGAATATGAGCATTCTCGCGGGTGACATTCTTCACGTTGGCGGTCAGAACATCATGGACCGCATCCAGCAGGCCGGACTCGGGAATGCGCAGATCCCGATCGAAACGATCCGCGAGGTAGGAAACCGCGAGGTCGTGGACAAGGTGCCGGGCGAGCCCGACTTCACCTTCACTCTTCAGAGCTTCAACGTCGGCACGGAACTGATCGCGTTCCTGACCGGCAAATCCGGTGGCAAAGCCTCCGCCTCCTTCCCCGGTTCGGGCGATCCCGACGGGACCGAGTACAACTGGCTCGACTGCGGCTTCGTGAACATCACGTCGCCCTGGAAGAAAGGCTCGACGGGCTCCGCCGGCGTCGTCGAGGCGGGCTTCCTGGTCCCCGGCTACTACCCGACCCGCTATACCCTCAACTTCGGCGTCACCGACAACGCTCAGCAACAGGCCGAGCTGTCCGGTGGCTCCTACTACTACGCGGAGGCCGCTCCCGAAGAGAACAAATTCGCCGGTGACGGCGTAACGGTCGCCTTCGAATCGGCCGACACGACCGTCCACTACCGCAAGGGCGGGGGCGAAGGCGAAACCTTCCGCGACGTGTTCGGCGTCATCGTCGATGGTCAGATCCAGACCGAGGAAATCGACTACAAAGTGAGCGGCGGCAACGGCTCGAAAGCCGTCGTCACCTTCGACGAAGCGCCCGAAGGCGGCGCCGACATCCGCTTCTGCTACTTCACCAAAGCGGCCAAGAGCTACCCGCAGCCGCTCCACGCGTCCTCCCAGGTCCTCCCGGGCGCCGTCCGCGGCCGGAACATCGTCATCGAGATCGACGAAGAGCGCGCCGGCGGCGGTCAGACCTTTACCCTGGAGGCGACGGTCGAAGGCGAAGTCGAGCGCGAGCTTGGCACCGAAGACGTGATCGCCTACAACGTGAAAGGCACCGACACGAACGGGACCTTCACGGTGCGGCCGAAGGACAAAGACGCCTTCTTCGACCTCCTCAGCCGGATCACCGGCGTCAGCCGCTCCGAGGTCTTCGGCTTCTTCAACGATCACACGGTCCAGCTCGACGTGAAAATCCAGAACCCGAAGAACCCGTCGAAAATCCTCAAGACCGTCCGGGTCGCCGATGCCAAGTTCCAGCCTCCGGGCCAGCAGGCCCAGGTCAACGCGGCGACCGACTTCGCGATCAGCTACGCATCGGTCAACGGCACCTTCTCGGAGTTCAAGGGCGAAGCGCCCTAACCCTCCGGCTTCACCACATAGTGGCTTCGCGGCCACGCACTACGGACTCGGCGCGCGAAAGCGCAGGCAGATGTAAAGCGGGGCATTACGCCCCCCACAGACAAGGAGCAGCATGAACGATCAGCCCGAGACCCACACAGCAGAGATGCCCCCCGTGGCGGTTGCCGCGGAGGATGTCGCCGTTGGAGGCATGCCGCCGGCAGACGCCGCCCCGGAGCCGCCCGCGGCCGAGCCAGCCCCTGAGCCGGTCGTCGAAACGAGCCCTGCCGAAGAAGCGACCCCGAAGAGGATGCACAACTACTCGGAGTACCTCCACGTCGGCGCCGGCGCCGAGGACTGCGAGCACGGCGCTGACGGCGCCTGCGAGGACCCTCAGCACTCCCACATCTGGGTCCGCCTGCCCAACCAGTTCGAGCGGGCGAACATCTCCGAAAAGGCCGCTGCCGCCGCGGCCCGCCGGCTGCGCCTCCTGCGTGACCCGGAGTCCGACCAGCGGGTGATCCTCGACGGCGAGCTTGAACAGCTCCAGGTCGCCAACGATCGCCCGGCTCTGATCGAGCAGATCGTGGGGAAAGACTTCCTCGAAGACCACCTGGCGGCGCTGAAGGAGGTCCTGGAGGAAGACGAAGACGAGTGGGCGACGATCGACGAGGATCGCGAGCGCCTGCGGGTGCTGGAGCCCATGCCCGAAGAGGAGCGGCCGAAAGAGGAATTCGAAGAGCTGTCGGCCCATCTCAAAGAGCACACGCGCCTGGTGAACGAGCGCCGGGATGCGATCCAGAAACCGAAGAGGGACGAGCTGGAGGCGAAGGGCACCGAGGATCTGGTGGACATCCTTCGCGAACAGCAGATCGAGGCGATCGGCACCGCGGCCCGGCGTGAAGAGTCGGCCAAATGGGAGTGGTACATCTGTTCCTTCAAGCCGAAGTCGCCGGACAAGCCCGGCTTCCCCAGCGATCGGTTCTTCTCGTCGATCGACACGTTCACTTCTGCCTCCACAGAGGAGATCGAGGCAATCTCCGAGGCAGTCACTCGGTTGGAGACGGAGGCGAGCGAAAAGCTAAAAGGCTAGTCCTCGATGACTCATGGCTAGAAACGGTTCGACTCGCGCGGGAGATGGGAACGGCAGACTTGCTGTTCCCGCCCGGCGTGGAGCGCATAGACGAACTGCCGGCACAATTGTTCGAGGCGATCAGGGTGTCGATGATCTACCTGAGCTTCGAGGAGCTTCCCGAGGAGGACCGTCCACCCAAAAAGATTTGGGACGACAGTGCGAAACTCAAACTGCACTTCCAACAGGTGAAAGAAAAGCGTAAGCGACAGAGCGACCCCGACGCAGCGGCCCCGATCGAGGAGCCGGTGCAGAATGACCTGACGAAACACATCACAAGATGACACCGTTCGACTTCGGAGCCTTTGAGAGGGAAGCTGGTCAGCTTCTCGCGCAGATGCGCAAAAGCGCCGCGGTCGCAGCGGAGTATGAGTCGCAGGCCAAATCGGGTCGGCTCTCGACCAGCGAGGCGTCACGCGCTGCGGAGCCCGCCGGCGCTGCCGCTGGCGGTTCGAAGTCGGCCGAGGCAGAGATCAGGTCGCGTGGGCTGGCGACGGATCAGCTCGTGACCCGCCAGAAGGCCCTCACTTCGGCCGAGCAGGACGCCTCGCGCGCGGAGAGTCAGCTCGCCCAGAACATGGCACAGAGCCGCGGCTCCCTGCGGACCACCGGTGCCCTGACTAACGAGTTCGTGGATGAGGCGAAACGCGGTGCAGTGACGATTCGCGAGATCGGCCAGGAGGTCAGCGGCACGATCTCCAAGTTCGGCGGCTGGATCGTCGCCGGCGGCGCCGTCTACTTCGCCTTCGACGCCCTGAGTGATGTGAAACGAGGCGCGATCGACGCGGCCTCTGGTGTGGAGCAGATGAGTCGAGTGATCAACAACCTCGACATCAGTAGTGCGACCGATGAAGTGAAAGAACTGGCGAACGAATTCAACCTGCCGATCTCCAGTGTCACCGAAACTGCCTTCGGGATCGGCAAGGCGTACCACAACCAGGCGCAGGCTCTCCTCGCCACCAAATCGGCACTGTACGCCGTGAAGGTTGGTGAGCTTGACGCAGGGACCGCGACCAAATACCTGATCTCGATCATCAACGGCTTCCATCTCCCGGCGTCGGCGATGGCCGGGTTGTTCGATCAGTTGCTGACCGCCCAGAAGCGTTATGCGATCGACCTCCCCTCCCTGATGGCCGGCGTCGGTCGAGCGGCTGGTTCTTTCCGAGCTGCCGGCGGCGATGTCCACACACTGATCGCGCTGATCACGACCCTTCAGCACGTCTCCGGGCAACAGGGAAATGTCATCGGCACGACGATTCAGCGGTCTCCTCACTTCCTCGCGATGCCGCAGAACCAGTCGGTACTCAAACAGTTCGGCGTCGATCCGAACCAAGACATCGAACAGGTCTACTCAGAGGCGATCAACGCAGCTCAGGGTAAATCCGGCAACGTCCAGAGGGAGATCGCTGAAGCACTGTTCGGTCCACAAAACGCCTCCCGCGTCGGGATCTTCCTACTCCAGAACAAGAAACTCTTCGACGAAGTTCTCAAACAAACCTCACCAAAACATGCCAAAGGCGCCGCGGAAGAACAGTTGGAAATCGTTCTCTCCAAGGCAAGCGAGAAGATTGATCGAATCGGGCATCAGCTCGAACAGATCGGGCTCGGCCTGGCGCGCGGCCACCTGCTCGACTCGCTCGGTCTTGCTCTCCAGACGATCAACGAGCTTCTCTCCGTAGCAAACAGCCTGCTCGGGGCATTCGACTCACTCCCGGACGGGGCTCAAAAGCTCCTCGCCTACCTGATCCAGGCGTCGTTGGTCATCAAGACCCTGCGCAGGCTGAATCTCGGCGAGACGATCGCTGGGCAGCCTCAAGGGCAGGTGGGTGGAGTACGTGGCGGCGCCGCTCGCTTCTTCGGCTACGAAAGCAAAGACTCCTTCGCCAAGGAAGCGCGCGCCGGGTTCATCAACGAGCAGCAGGCGCTCCAGAAAGAACTCTCGAAAATCACGACTCGGCAGTACACGGCCGGCCGCGAGGAGACCGCGGCCTTCAAAAGGGCACGGGAGACCGATGCGGCTGTTGGGCCGGCGGTCAAACAGTACGGCGCGCTTTCACCAGAGGCAGCGGCGGCGAAAGAGAAGGCCGTCGGTGCAGCGCGGACGGCAACGGCAGCGGCTGAAGCCAGCGAAAAACTGGCGATCAAAGAAGAGGCTGCCGTTGCGCGTCTCGCTGCGATCCAAGAGAGCATCGTTGCTACCCGCAAAAAAGTCGTTGGCGGGCTCAACGCGGAGGCGACGATCGCGGAGGCCCAGCGGCTCGGCTACCCGGTGCCCGCGGGCTTCGAAAAGGACCCTCTGGCTGGCACCCGCAAACTGGGCGCCACGCAGAGAGAGGTCGAGGCGATCAACCAGGCGACCAAGGGCGTCGTCCCCGCCGGCGCCGCAGAGGAGGCGGGCAGGACCTCGGCCGTCGTCGGTGGAGCCGCGGGCAAGGTCAAGGACTTCAGCTCGAAAGTCGGGGGCGTCAAAGGTGCGGTGTCGTCTCTGGGCGGCGCCTTCAGCGGGCTCCTCGGGCGAGCGGGCGAGCTTGCCTTCGCTGCCTTCACGATCGGCTTGCTCTCGGAACTACTCACCGACCAAGCCGACAAGGTTGGTGACGAGTTCGAATCCATCAGTGCGGCATCGAAGTCTCCAAAAGCACGTCTCGACAGACTTCATCAGCTCAAAAAGGGATCACAGGCTGGTGAAGGTGGCGAAACCTTCTCCGATCGCCTCGACAACCTGATCACCGAACGGACCAAGGTCCTCGGTGTGGACGTGCCGACTCTTGGCCTCGGTCCGGGGAAGGGGATCGGGGAAGAACGAGAGGAACTCGAAGCTCAGGCTGCCCACACGATTGAAGCCGAACTGAAGGCTCAGCGCAGTGCGAAACGAAAAGGTGAGCCGGTTCCATTCCGGTACATCTCTGACATCAGGAAAGACATTCAGCGTGTGCAGAAGTCGAACCTGGGGCGTAAGCAGACCGAAGAAGCGCTGGAAAAGTACGAAGAAGAGCTGCTGCACTCGTACGCCGGCGGGAAAGATCACAACAATGAACTTGCTGCGGCACAGGCAGAAATCCAGAAGGCTGGTGTCGAAACCGCGAAGGGTAAGGATCTGGTTGAAAAACTCCAGAACCTGAAAGCCTCGCAGATCACCGAACGGTTGTCGTCGAACGCGGCGTTGATCGGGGGGTCTGAAGGGGTCGCGTATGACCCTGCGATTGCACACAAGCTGGCGCTGATCTATGAGGCTCAGGTTCATACGCGACGTGGGGCCACCGACGCTAAATCTCTCTCCGAACTCGCGTCGGCGCGGCAGACGTACTTCTCCGCGATCGAGACCGCGGTGTCGAGTGAACTCCAGTACGGCCTCGACACAGCCAAAACCCAGGGTCAGCGATCCGCTGCCTATCAGCAGGCGCTCTCCAGGTACAAACACTTCGCAGGTTCGTCAGGTGCCGATTACAAAAAGCAGAAAGAGCAGGTCGAACAGCTCGAAAAACGCCGCCAGCAGGTGGCCGCGCAGCAGCAAGAAGAAGAAGGCAACATACACAGTCCGGGGATCGACGCGACAAAACTCCCTGGTAATGAAGAACTGAAAAAACTTGACACTCGGCTCCAGGCTGAAAAAGGCAAACTGAAAGCCCTTGCTGACGAAGAGAACCAGAAGCAGAGGTTCGTTCGTCAGATCATTCAAAAACTGCGCGAGGAACAGTTCCAGGCGAACAGCGCACTTCGTCAGGCCGAAGAGGGTGCGCGCGAGGCGCTGACTGCCGACCCGGTTGTGCAGACCCGAGAGAAAATTGAATTCCTCGGTAAAGAAATTGCCCAGGCGATCAAAGTCTACGGTAAGGATTCCCAGCAGGTCTTCCAGCTCATCACCGAACGGCGCCAGGCGCAGCAGACGTTGATCCAGGATCAGCTCGGGTTGATTCAGGCACACGGTCAGCTCGCGACCGCCGGCATCCTCCAGCAGGTTCCTCGTGAGAAATCGGAGCTGTACGGCCCCGGTGGGCTCCTCGCCCAGCTTCGTTTCGAGCAGGCTCACCGCAACGCCTTCGACCCAAAGCAGATCATCGAAATCGAGGCCCAAGTCAAACAGGCACAGGCCCAGCTCGAATTCGATGTGGTGCAGGAAGCCACCCAGCTTGCCGATGCGCGGTTCGGTATCAGGGAAGCGCAGGCGCAGTACAAAGGTAACGGTGCGCAGGCCGCGAAAATCGCACTGGATAAAGCGAAATACGATCTTGCACATGCACAGACGCCGCAGGAAAAACTCGCTGCGCAGCAGTCGGTGATCCAGGCCGTCGGCGCGAAGCGGGATGCCGTTGCTCAGGCCAAACTCGAATCGATCGAATTCGAAGCCAACATCGCGAAGACCACTACGCAGGACGAGATCGAACAGCTCGAAAATCTCCTCCATACCTACAAGCTCAGCATGGCGATGCGCCGGCAGATCCGTGAGCAGATCCACTCGCTGAAAGGCCAGCTCTCCAGTGAAGGTGACGCCTTCAACCTGAACGTCGGCGACTTCTCGCTGCCGACGGCATATGACATTCGCCGCGCTGTGCTATCCGGTGGTTCGGGGGGGCAGAGCCCGCAGGTCAACCAGTCCAACAGCTTCCACATCGAGAACTACTCCAGCGATCCGAACGTAGTGGGCCGCGCGATCGGCCGGGCACTCGGCGGCGCCGCCCACTCAGCCGCCCTATCAGCGGGAGTCGCGGGATGAGAGACACATTCATCAACCCTCGTAATGGGGAACAGTACGAATGGCAAGTGGGGCATAAGTCCGAGGAACCAACCTCGAAGACCAGGCAGATTTCGGAGTCCGCGAACACGAACAACACCGGGCTCGTGAAGCAGCAGGGCGATGTTCAGCCGCTCGTGTTGAAGTACTCGGGCTCGATCCTGCACAAACATCAGAACCAGGAATTCTGGCGCTGGTACCAGCTCTGTGAGACGCAGACGGTCTTCTTCCGTGATTTCGCGGGCAACGAATACGAGGTCATCATCACTGACTATGCCCCGAAACGTGAACCCACCATTCGGAACCCGAAGGACTTCAAAAACGCGCCTCTCTGGTTCTGGCAGTACACCCTCACGATGGAGGTCGTCCGCGTGATTTCAGGGGAACTCGCCGGCCTCACCCCCTGATGCCAACGCAGGAGCAGATAGCTGAGCAGCGCCACCGGTGGCTGTCGATGAAGCACGTCGGCGAAGCTCGACCGGTGGTGCGCGCGTTCGTCCGCAAGGGGCACTTCCAGCGCCACTACAAACGGGTGCCCGACTCAGAGGTCTACGGCTTCATCCCGGGCCTGCTGACGCCCAACGACGTTTGGTATGGCGAATGGGTACCCGACACCGATTACGTCGAGATCCCGAACGTCAAGGACGCCAAAGGCGACCAGGACTACAGCCAGAACGGCATCGAGCAGGTCACGATGTCGATCGACAACATCGCCATGGTCGCGCAGGAGGGTGCCCTCGGGGCTCTCTTCCACACCATAGAGCGGGGGTACTACAGCCCGGAGCGCGGTCAGAGGTCCAGCCGCGGTGAGGCTGCCGGCACCAAAAACGAGTGGTTCAACACGTGGAAGGACAAGTCCACGCAGATCATCATTGTCGGTGGATACGGCGAGGCCGTCTTCCCCCTGCATCTTGGTCTCATCGACAAGGTGTCGTTGACCTCCAGACCCGACATGATCTCGGTGACGATGCGAAGCATGGGGCAGTACATCACCGACCAGCACATCTTTATGGACGCGAAGAACTTGTGGGCTCGGGACCCGATCACCTTCGCCGATCGCGTTGACGTGCAGGAAGGCCCGAACGTCGCCAACAGCGCGCAGGCGAAGTCACATCGGAGTGGTTATCCGGCGAGCATGGCAGTAGACGGGAACACGAAGAGCCTCTGGCTGTCGGATGGGCACAGCGATAGCCGCGATATCGAGTGGATCGAGTTCCCGCTCTCCGGTGGACACTTCCTGAAGATGGAGCTGTTCCCTGCCTTCGAGAATCTGGAGATGTTCGTCTCGGTCTTCACTACCAACGAAAACGTCCCCGGTGGTGGCAAAGCGCGCTATCAAGGTGGCGAGGTTCTCGGTGAAGGCTGGGTAGATGGCGGGCTCGGTCATGTGCCCGGCACAACGATTCCCTACGTCAACAACGTGCCGATGATCCGCGGCGCCCTCACGACCTACCCGGTTACCAAGAGCGGCAGGAAGATCGTCTCCGGTGACAACACCCGCATCCGTATCTGGTTCCGCAACCTCCACAAAGCGAAGACGGACAACGGGCTTGGCTTCAACTTCCGCGCCGGTGTCAAGGAGTGTCGCATCCACGACTCTTCGATCCCCGAGGCAGCGAAAAAGGGCCACTGGATTCTGATCGACGACGTGTCCGACATGGTGAAGATGGTCCTGCAATGGGCCGGGTTCCATGACTTCGAGGTCGAGACCTGCGGGGTGCGGCTGTCAGACAAGGTGACGTTCGATCGCTCCAAATTCCTGATCGACCCGATCAACTACCTCAAAGAACAGGTCGGCTACGTCTTCTACGTGAAACCGCCTGACGACTTCGATCTCACCGACCTCACCCCGGGTAACAAAAAAAACCTGACGATGGGGACTGCGGTGTTCAGACAGCAGAGCGCCATGAAGCAGGAATCGCCGGACCCGATCGAGTCGGTTAGGGACGACAACCTGCTCACCGGGGTCAACGCCGAATTCGATGCCAACGCTCTCCCGGATTCGATCAGGGTGAGGGGAAAGGCTGTCGCCGATGCAATCGCCAAGCGAGACCCGCACCACATCCATCCTCTCGGCGCCGATCGGACCAAGCGCTTCCAGGCCAGCTACCGGCCCGTGTGGGCTCGGAAAGGAAGCCAGGGCGCTGCGCACCTTCGCCGGCCGGTGGTCCACTATGACTATCTCCTCGACGACCAGTACCTCTGTGAAGTCGCCTGTCTCCTGATCGCTTTCCAGGCAGCCCTCGGGTCAGCGAAAGGCGAGATCGAGATCCCTGCGTGGCCGATGATCCATCTCGACTACCAGACGTTGCTCTTCGACCGCGGCACTGGCATGTCCACCCGACTGTGGAATGTGCAGCGCACCTGGAATTACGTCTCGGGTGCGGAGGTCGAATTCAAGATGAACCTCGGTGGCGCCTTCATTGACATCGACGACGTTGCAGAAACTCGCGAGGAGCTGGAGGAACTGCTTAACGAAGGTGGGCGCATGCCGGCGCCGATCGCCCGCGCGCCCTGGACCAAACCGGTGACGTTCTAATGCCGGAGCCGAGCCTCCAGAGACTGGAGAGGTCCTTCAAGACGATCAGGATCGGGGCCGTTCGCGACTCCCAGAAGATCCGTGAAAAGGCCGCGGAAGACGGTCTGATCGAGCGAGAGGAACAGGTCCACATTGACATCGAGGGGCGGGCCGAGGAGTTCGCTGCCTGGAAAGAAGTGCACATCGACTTCGCGACGATCTTCGTCGATGCCACCGGCCAGCGCGATTCGCCCTTCGACCGTCCGCATGTCACCGTCGGCGCCGAGCTGTATACACCATCGCCGGTGGCTCTTCATGCCGTCGTGATGGCCTGGAAAACGAACGACCGAAACGAAACGCTTGGCGCGACCGTCGCAGTAGGAGTGTCGAGTACCGACAAAACGACGAAGTTCAAAGGCGTCATCCATTGCAGCTTCCAGGGCTTCGGCCAGCCACTGAACACCTTCAACGATGAGGAACTGACGACATGACACGGAAACAGGTGAGCTAAGTGCGCAAGACCCCGTTTGCAGGGCTATTGGTCCCCGAGCCCGGGGAGTCGATCAACGAGGACAACGGGTCCTTCTTCACCGACCGCGATGTCATCGATCACCTGCTCGAAGTCGGCTCCAAGACCCACCGGCACAACGGGCTCGTCGGCCTACCGAATCCGATCGTGGCGCCCGGCGTCTCTGTGGTCGCCTCAGGCGGAACGATCCCGGCCGAAGAGTCGATCACCGTCGGCTACACCCTGGAGGACGCTCAGAACGGCGAGACGATGCTCAGCAACGTCACCGTGGTCTCGACGCCGCCACCGATCCAGGCGCCCGGTGCGGCGCCCAGCGGCGTCTTCGCTAACGACTCCGGCTCGCTGCTGGTCAACACCTACTTCTACGCGCTGACATTCACCGACGGCGAAGGGGGCGAGACTCCCTATGGCGCCTCGCTTCAGGTCGAGCGGCCACCTGGGTTCGCCAGCGGGCGCATCCAGCTCTCCAACCTGACCTTCGGCATGGAAGCG